ATGTTGCCGGGATCGGTCGCCAGTACCAAATCGCCAAGGTCTGACCACTGGTCATCATCGTGCCAAAATACGTGATGATACCTGTTGGCGAACGTTAGTTCGATAGATTGGTATGGCTGGTTGGCGATGGCGTTCAGCCGACTGGCAAACTGTTGCCCCTCGGTTTCTGAGGCCAATACCACGCGCCGAAAGTCCACCTCAGTTGGCTCGGCATCTGCGCTTGGTACGTATTGACTCGCCAACAAAAACGCATCGGCCCTGTCTGCGCTGTCAACGTCACCATCTGACACGATGCCAGATAGCAGCGTCCTTACCCGCGCCTTACGCTCGATTTTGTTAAGCGTGCGTGTGCCTGGTACATCGCCGGTCGTTATGGTCATCGTTGTGGCTGGTATCGCCCTGGTTGCGGATTGCTCAATGTTAATGTTTCGCGTGATATTGAGCCGGTTTGACGGCCTAAAACTGGCTTCATATAGCCGACTATTGGCAAAAGCCCGAATGCCATCGAGGATATTGCCCCGGCTGAATAGCTCATTTGCCACCCGTTTTTGGTTGTCATCCCACGGCATATGGATGTCCATCACTTCAAATAACGTACTATGACCATCAACGCTCAGGTATATGCCGCCACTGGCCGTCATCACAGCCGGTCGCGCCTCAAGCCAATTGCTTGGTGACGATTTGCCGGTGATGGATTGCGCGAACGTGAACCTTGGTGGCACAGGATCGAGCGACAATTCAACGCTCGGCGCTCCGTCCTGACCAGACAAATGGCGCTCACGCGAGCCGGTCACAAATGCAAAATAGATCACATTGGTATCGTTTTCGGTTTTGACGCTGATGTTGTCAGATGTACCGCCGAAATAGTCCTCCTGCGTGATTATGACAAGAGATTCGTTCTTTACGCTTGTCCAGTCGATAGCGTTGGATGCGCTGCTGAATGAATCGTCAGGTGCGGTAATCGTGACTGTTGACCGTGGCGCAGTGTTGTTTCGGCTTAGTGCCGGTCGCCGCCAATCAAACTCTTTGATGTGGACATCAGTGGCGCTTGTGTCCTCAAAAACAAAGCCCGGTGGGCTGTGGTGATACCGCCTTCGCTGTCCTCAACTTTGACGTGCAAATAGCCCCGCCCCGCCTGTTGAGGCGTGACGCGAATCGAGCCGGGTACTGGTGTGGCAATGGTCGCCAGTGACGAGGGGGAGCAGGTTGCAGTGTAGGTCAATACCGCGCTTGCATCTGGGTTGACGACCTCGGTATCTGCGGTGAATTGCGTAAACGTTGCCGCTGGTATCGCACCGCGATAGACAAACGCGCCAAGGTTCAGACGGCAATGCGGTCTGAGTTGATGCGTTTCGTCGTAGGCAACGCCCGCGCCGGTCGGACTCGGCGGGCCTGACTGGTAAAACACGATGTTGCTTGGATCGGAGTAGTCAGCATAGGCGAGCTTAGGCCATATTGGATACAGATTCCACAGCGTTATGTTATCCCCATTACTCGCCTGATAATCGTCGGCATAGTCCAGCGTGATTGACGAGCCGCTGAATGTGCCACTAGCCAGGATGCAAACCCGGCGCGATACGTCATCGCCTTTGGCGCTTGAGCCAATCGTCACATAGCAATGTTGGTGGACATCGGCGGCGCTAAATCCAGTCTCATAGGAGCCGGATACGGTGTATATCTGCTGCCCTCTGGTTGGGCTGGCATCGCTAATCGTGCCTTGCCACATTACGATCTGAGAATCATCGTTGAACAGATACAGGCGGCGGGTGTAGCTATAGCCCGCGTTTTTATTGCGTAATGTGGTTAGATCGCCTGCGGAGATTGCTGTCATTTAGAAACTCGCAGGATCATTTTCAGTTGACAAGTTATTTATAACCAAGGTGATTGCATTCATTACAAGACCCTTGCTCCCACCTACGGGAGCAACATTGCTATCTATGAACGCTTTGCCTGACACGTCGATCCAGTCATCTATGTTAATTGCGCTCCAGCCCCGGTTGACTGTGGCGTAAACGTCCCCAAGATCGGCGATTTCGTTGATTCTGATTGCTTGGTAGACTGTTGGTTCAACCCAAGTTAGCCTAACGCTGGCAATCCCTCGCTTGGTAGCCCCGCCATCCGAGAGAGAGATCAGGTCTGAATAAGCCCTATACAAAGGTGTGGTTGGCGGTGGAAGCTCCCAGGCCGGTTGCAGCCATCCCACCGTTAGACCCGCCAAAGAAGAAGATATTCTGATCTTGCAGACTTGCGATACGCTCATCGTAAAAATACCCTTTGCATTGCGCGTTCGGCCATTTTCTCGAAGATAGCCATCACTTCGGGATCGTTGATCATGTTCGGTGTTAGCCCCGCATTGAGGGTGTTGTTGTTGGTCACACTGCGATTGACGCCACCTGCCCCAAGGCCGCCTATCGGACTAAACATATCGCTTCGCGGAATGACCGTTCCGCTAACTGACGGTGTAAAAAGCCGCTCGTCGGGAAGGAATCCTTCGCCCGTTTGCACCAGGGCAGTTTGCCCCGCGCCAATCGCACCGCCTTGATGTAGTACGGGTATTCCGCCCCCCACCGTGCTTTGTCCTGACTGGTTTACCCGTTGCCTTGCTGCGTTTGCCGCCGCTCTGCGCCTCGCGTTCTCCTCAACAATGCGGGTGCGCTCTGCCTCCTCTGCCGCAACCTTGGCGGTTTTGGCTTCCTCAGCCGCCGCTATAGCGGCAAACTCGGCCTTAAGTGAGTCTTGCAGGGCTTCTTGCTTGCGTTGGAATTGAGTCTCCAGATCGGCGATCTCTTGAGCGTTCCGCGTTAATCTGTCTTCGGCCTTCTGTGCCTCAACTCTGGCTTGCTCTTCCAGGTCACGTTGATTTGCAATCCTTTGCTCTTCCAGCTCTCGTGCCAAGCGCATTTGCAGGTCTTCGAGTTTTTGCCGATTGGCTATTCGAGCATCCTCAACCTCGGCCCGTAACTGGACTTTTAGCTCTTCGCGTTGCTGTTGAGCGGTGATCCGCGTTTCTTCAAGCTGGTTATCCCTTGTCGCTTCAGCGTCAGTTATTTGATTGTCACGGGTTCGTTTGGCGCGTGCGAACGCTTGAGCGTCAACGTTAATCGCCGCCTCAGTTGCGGATTGCTCGAACGACCGTCTAATTCCGTCAAGCCTTTGCCTGAAATCACGCTCGATGGATAGCTTTTGGTTGGCTTCGTCTGTGGCTATCTTGGTCTGTTGTCTGGCCCCATCACGCGCTATCTTCTGCTCTTCGCGTGACAAATCCTTGATCTCATCTTCGACAGATTCAAGGTTTTTCCGGTTGATGTCAGCGACGGCTTCGGCATTGGCCTGGGCGATCTTTTCCCTAGCTCGGGCATTGTCCAAAAGCTCTTTGGTCAAGCGTCTTTCTTGCTTGATCTGCAAGTCAAGATCGGCATCTTCGCGGGCCTTGTTCGCTTTTTCCGTGGCTTCCTCGACCCGCTCCTCCGCACTAGCCGCTTCATCCAAGGTTTTGGTCAGCTCCTCTTCGGCGGCTTTGCGCTCCAGGGCGGCATTTATAGCATCTTCGTCTACTTCGACTTGCTGCTTGGCGCGTTCTGACCGGGTTTCGGTTGTCTCTGCGCTTTTGGCTTGGGCTTCGTCGAACTCCTCAAAGGCTTCAAGGGACTCTCGGAGCGATTGCTCGTAAGCTTTTTGCCCTTCAGCAGCGGCCCGCACCTTTAGTTCCTCGTCAGCAAAAAGACGACCTACGGCCCGCAGTGCCGTTTGATTCACTAATGGGCCATCGGTGTTAACCTCGCCAACAAAGCTTTCGAGATTATCTTCGAGAGCTTTGTTCTCGGCCAAGACCTGTGCCCGTTGCGCTCTGGAAATAGCCGCTATCCTGGCCGCTGTTCTCCCTGCTTCACCCAGCTTTTCCAGCAGGGTGGTTGCACCATCAATAAGGGAGTTAAACGCATTAGGCGCATCTATCAAATCGAGCAAAAGCCCCGCCGTGTTGAATACATCAATAAATCTGTCGGCAAACTCCTGAACGCCGTCCGTGTCCACGTCCTCGATGAAATCAATAATGCCCGAACCAACCAAATCAACCGCCGCTGCTGCCATATCCCCCAAGGCAAGCGCCGCTTCGGTGATGTCGCCTTTGTTGTTCTCGAAGGCTGACAATACATCGCCCAATGTTTCTTTTAGTTGCTCGAAGATCGGACTACCCAACACGGCTTGCAAGTTGGAAAACTCAGATCGGATGGTTTTCAGGTCTGCATCAAGCGTATCCGTTAGCCTGACCTTGCCCAAACGCTCAAATTCTCTGCCAAGCTCTTGAGCCAAAGCTTTGTCCAGGCCGATTTCTTGGCCTAGCTCCTTGATGCGCTCGACAGTCTCGCGTGATAGGTCAAAGCGATCCCGAATCGAGACAAAATCGCCTGACAGGGCTTCCCGAATGGAGAACTCAAGGTCATCAACGGTGGTTCCTGTGGCGCTGGCTTGAACGGCGGTAAGTTCTAGCAGCTTTTGAAAGGTTTCGAGGTCACTGGTGCGGGGCAATATGCGCTGGCCAAAGCCGATAGCCTCATCCTGAGCGATCTTCAAGGCGTCGGCTGTATCTCTGAGGAATTGAACCGTCTGCTTGCCCAGGTTCGGATCATTGAAGACATTGCCGAAAACCCGTTCGGCTTGCTCGAACGTTTTGTTCATCTCAACGCCGCGCTCGGCTATCCCCTTTAGTTCAGCGGTGGCCCGTGCCCCCAATTCGATGATTTTTTCGGTCAGGGCACCGACAATCCCCGCCGTGACACCCATCTGAAGCCCAAGTCCCTTAGCCCCTTGCGTGGCTCCGCCAAAGGCTTTGCCACCATCGTCTTTTAGTCGTTTTAGTTGTGTGCGAAAGGTCTTTCCGTCTATCTTCGCCTGAAAGACCATCGTTCTAGTGGTCATCTACAACCCCAATGCCTTAACCCACTTGTCAAAGCGTCAATGGACTTTTGTATCTTCGTTTGATTGCTCATGCTACGCTTCCAACCACAGCCAAAGATCGAGCGTGGACACCCCCACCTTTAGGCGGTATGTAGTTTATTCAATAAATCCGCTACCTGTGACATAATGCGGTGATACTCTTGAAATCGGTCGAAAATATCCTCTTGCTCTTCAGCGGTCAATTCCGCGTCATCGTCAATGCTATCAACAATCTGGGCCTGTTGGCGCTGTGCCTCCCTGCCAATGGCTGTCAGCAAAGAACGGTTAAACGCTTCTCTACTGCGTGCTTCGTAGGCCAGAGCGGCGTATCTGGCAAAGGCATCCATTTGCGCTGTTTTTACGTTTGCCTGCCAGTATTCCAAACGCTTCATTTCATAGGCATAAAGCAGAATGGATAATTTCCAGAAACGAGGCTCAACTGGTCGCACGTTCCCCCGCTTCAGCAACCGCTTCCAATACTTTTGGATACTCCGCGTCTTGTATCCGATCAACATCGCCCGTTGGTCTAAAGCCAGGGTGATTGACTGGATTTCTGGTGAACACTGTTTTGCTTCCGATAGGGAATACCAAAAGCCCGTGCGGTTTTGTTGCTCTGATTTGATGCGGCTGAGTGCCAGTCATATGCACCCAGGGGTACAATGGCTTTTCTCGGTCAACGGCAAATATCGTTGAAGTTGCGCCGCCTAAGTCTTGCTCGTGATCGGTGTCAAATGTCGGCCTATTTCCCGCTGACCAATCGGCAACCGTGGGCGGAAAAGCTTGCAAGGCAACGCGATTTGTTTCGCGTCTTAGGGTTTCGCTAGATACGTCTAACCACTCCCGATATATGGCTTTGTCGTCGATGTTCTTTTTAAGCGTGAGCAAGCCGCTTCTCCCGTTCCATTTCTTTCCGATGATCTTCTGAAATTAGCGCCTGTGTTGCGTTTGGCATTAACTGAGAGAGCATCATGCAGCCGATCTCGAATTTAGATCGGCTTAAAAACTGCTCTGACGTTTCGCCTAGCTTGACTATCAAATCCCAAGTCATTTGAGGAATCCAGGCGTATGATATGTCTGATCCTTCCAGGTTTTGAAAGGCATCAAAAAGCGATACTTCCTTTTTCTTGCCTTGCCAAAGTTCGTCAGCAAGCTTTTTGAGATAGTCAGCATCGGGCAAGTCGGGTGTCACTGCTGTGTGCACAGCGTCCCAATCTTGCCAGGTTTCTATCAAACTCCTGTCATCTTCCGCAACGCAATGCTCAAGGATGTATTGCTCTATCTGCCGAAAGTAGGCAGACAGGGCTTCGGCTTGATCCTGATAATGGGCAATGCCATTTTGCCAGCGAAGATGTTCTTGCCACTGATACCACTCTCTGGTTTTTTCTTCGCACTCTTCTAGCGGTTTATCGGGCTTTGGCCGAACAGTCGTTATGTCGAAAACCTGTTCGTATATTTGGCCGCTGGCAAATAAAATTGTAACGCGATAGTGCCCCGGTATCTGGCTCCGGGGCACGTTGTATTCAAGCTCAAATAAAGCAAGGCTTTCGACTTGAATGATCTTTCCACTTGTCAGCGTTACATCAACTAGCATCAGGCAGTAGCAAAATACTTGTGAATGATCCCCGTAGTGCCATCATCATCGCCGACAATCCAGGCTTTGTTGTCATTAATCGAGCTAAAGTAAGCGTCGTTATATCCGCTGTTGGTCAGGTTAGTCACTTCGTCGAAGTAATCACCATCATAAGTGCGCCAAACGTCACCTTCATTGCCCGAGGTATCACTGACCACAAGGTCAACGATATGCCCATCGCCAGCCAAGATTCGATTGCCGTGGGCCTTCATGCGCCGGACAACGTGATTGGTCCCGAAATCCTTTTTCTGTGTCCACTGGTTGGCTAGAGTTGGGCTTGGGTTTCTGGACAAAAACACCTTGTCCCCGTTCCCAAGCCAAATACCTTCACGAGTTACTTGAATAGCAGTCGAAGGGCTTGAGCCAGTCGGACCCGTTAGCGATGCACTCAAGGTTTTGCCGGTGGCATTGCCTTTGAGCAGCGTATTAGATGCGCCGCAACCGTACACGATGCCGTTCTCATCGACCGTTAGCTGATTAATCTGGTTCCCGCTGTAGGCTTCGGTCGGGAATGATACGCCTGCGTCTTCGCTCAAGAAAACCTTGCCGTTATCATCAGCAACGTACAGCCTTGTTAGCCTGTGCCAAAAAATAGCGGTGACAACATCGCCATTGTTGCTGCCAACGTTTACCGTTGTCCAGCTTGTCGTGCCTTCATCGCCAAGCGTAATCACCGCTCTGGCAATCTCACCTGGGTTGCTGACATCGGTCGTTATGCGGCTGGCAATGAGTACAAACTGCGTGGCGTTCAGGCGATGAACGGCTAAATAACTGATATGCTCATCGGTGCCGAATGGGTCAGCCGAAACATTAGCCCAAGTGTCGCCGCCATCGGTGGTGTATTGTATTTTTGCCGTAGCAGATGATCCAGCGTCAAAGGCCATGTAGCCGATCTTGTCAGGACCAGGGTAGCCATTGCCACACTCTGCCCAAGAAATATCTTCGCTCAAAAACACGACGCTGTTTATATCCGTGGTCAGGGCTGTTGTTGCCTGAGTCAGTGATGACTTATGCACCCAGGCGAAGCGGGGCGAAACGTAAGGAACGCTATGGTCAAGCGCCGCATTGGTGAACGTTTTATCCACATCTGATACAGACGCATCGCCTGCTGTGGGCTTTGACCAGTGCATAACCCAATCGGGATCAGACGGAACATCCAGGCTGTTGCAGCCGCTTCGCCGTAATTGAATGTAGGGAAGCGAGCCTATGTGGTGCGCCTCATCTACGGCATCAAAGGCCGCATTCAGATACTTATCAATAGTGATCGTGGCGTTACCAGGCGTTCCTGTTTCCTCATCCAAGGCAATCGCCCGCCCATTTTCATCTTGACCGTACACAACGGTTAAGTCTCCGTCGCCGGGAACATTTAGACCGCTGAATCCAGCCTCGTGCAGTTGAAATGGTTGGGCTTGCTCAAAGTCGCCATCAATAGGCAACCATATCACAAGCTCGTTTGCTTTTGCTCTTGTTACCGGCATCACGCACCTGCCTTGGCGGGTTCAATATCTTCCCGCAAATCTGTAATGTAATAAGCGACTGCTTCAGGGCTGGTGCCAAACTTCCCCGGATGAGGAACGGGCTTGCCATCATCGCCAACGATTTTATGCTTTTTGCCGTCGTCGTCGGTTGTCTCCAGCGGTTTTCCCTTTTCATCCACCTGAAGCAGAACGCCATCAATGGGTTTCCCTGCCTTGTGCTGACTGATTAGCCAGAGCATCGCCGGGAACCCTTGGCGCTCAAGTGCTGCTGCGTTCTGTAGCAACCCTTTTTCAAAAACTGGTTTTTCTTCGGTCATAATTTAATCCTTAGCAATTCTCTGCTAAATCGGTTTCCACGGAAAAGCGCAATTCACATCCGTGATGCCACAACTGCGAGCGCAACGGATAATTAATGAGTTGGTAGCCTGACAGATCAAAGGCATCTTCCCCGCCTGAAATTTCAATTTTTACTGGCTGCTTCTGTAATACTCTCAGCCCTTTTATTTCATAGCTGGTGTCTGTGGTGTAATGCCGAAACAGATCATCCATAACCTGATGAATTTTCAGCATTGTGTCCCCATAAAACCCCTGCTCGACTGGCAGATACAACAGCCTGCAAACCACTCTCATTGAGAGATAATTTGCGCCAGGTCGCCCAAAAGTTACCCCCTCGCTGCTTGTAAGCATTATCGGGTGCAGCAAGTCGGCCATCGGCGGATAATCATTCAGGCACGGCGCTTTTATGTCGTAGGTGGACACAACGCTCTTGTTGAACTCCTGAACAATGTCGATGACCGCTACAATATGGGCATCGCTCACAGTTCCATCCTTCGATAAACACCGATCAAGCTTCTAACCTCTTCGGGGAGTTGATTGGGCATTAACACAACGCCAGTTGGCGAAGCTAAGGCTCTGTCGGCCTCACTGCCTACGCTGACCGGCCTACGCCAAGCGTAGGTGACAAAGACCTTCATTGCGTGAACGATCTCGGGCATCGGGCGGTAAACGTAGATTTCTGTTGTCGCCGCCTGTTCAACAGCGGTTGTGCCATTGACACCCCTGATTAATTCAATCGTGTTGGCAGACGAATTAACGCTGATAACAAAGGCCATTTCTGCGCTAGTTGTGGTGCCAAACCGAATCAATTGAAACTTCTGAAACCGCGCCGAAAGGTTTAATGCGTCTTGTCCATCAGCGTTAGCCACGCTGCAACTTGTTCCAGACACAGCCAGGGTGCTTTGTACGGCATCAACCTCTTCCCAAGCATTGCTATACTGATCGTGATACCCCCACAAGCCATCTGCTTGATTGGCCTTTTGCGGTGTCCCCGAGAAGGTGAACACCTCGGCGCTGTCAAGGGTTAGCCTGATGCGGTTGTATGGCGCAAGGTTGTGATTGTCACCGCTTTGCAACAAAATGTTGCCTGACGTGACCGTTGTTGATCCGTTTTGGGTCTTGAGCGTGTCAAGGGCAAGCAGGTCTTCATCCAGACACAAAACCTTGTCTTGTCCGTAGACCAGGCGCGTATGCTGCTGGTCTACGGACGATATAGCTCCCCCACGGTCGGGATGGTCGTAATAGCGCGTTTCGTAAGCCGGATAAAAGCGTCGATGACAGTGAGCATCAAAGCGGCGTGAAGCCTCGACACAAAAGCGAGCTATGCGCTCGTCGTAGCGTATATTTGTGCCACTTTGCGCCCCGTGTGTATCAGTGAGATACTCTTTGATCTCGTAGGGCGTAGCGTAAACGCCATAATTAGCCATTCACGAGAGCCTTTACATCGCCAAGTGTGATACGTCCGCCTGCACCAGTTCCCGCGACATCTTTCAGATCAATGTCGTTCTCACTGGCAAACGCCAGAGCGGAGTCGGTCGCGTTGACCTCTTCGGCCTCGACCTCTTCTTGTGGGTCCGGCTTGGACACATCAACCTTTTCGGCTAGTTTGCTGTCCACAAGTGATTGAGCGTACCAATCAGGATAATCAACCTCATCATCCGCCGAGAGCGTTTGCGCTTTCTGGAATCCAGGCTTTGCTTTGAAATCGGCATAAGGCCCATCAACAAGGATTTTAACCAGCATTTAGTCTCCTATCCAGCAACCAAGATTTGTTCTGCGTACTCGGTTGGCTGTGTTGGCGGCTGATGTCGGGCGCAAAGCATCAAAAGGCCCGAGCAAGTTGTTCCGGTGGTGCCATCGCCAGCCGTTACAGACAAGCGAACATAGTTGAAATTGTTGGCAATGTCGAGCTTGGCGGGTTCCAGGTCAATCGAAACATACTTGTTGTCGTCGGTCGCAGTTAGCTGCGTAACGGCTGCGCTGGTTACGTCTTTGGCTCCGGTGCCACTGCTGTCGGTCGCTTGCTCGATCTTGGCATCAAAGGTGATGTCCGTTGCGCCAACCTGAACAAATGCAGTGACCCAATCGGCATCGCCAGCATCGCGCCAGGCGGTGGTTGCTGATGCATTATCAAGCGTTTGCGGTGGAATATCATCAACCAAATAAGTTTCATACATTGGACTCATAATAATAAATCTCCAGTGCAAGGGGGCTTGCAGCCCCCTTAGTTAGTTATAATTGTTAATCTACGATGCAACTTTTTGGACTGCCATTCGCCACGGCTCTACCGTTTGACCGCCTAAGCGTCGGCGCATCTCGTACTTGACAATGTTTTCGCCGGGGTTGACATCGTAACGCTGCACAGACATCCCTACACGGTCAACGATCATGTAGGCTTCAGGATCACCGAATAGGATCGGGAAGGCGTTAGCCGCTACATCGGGCATTGATTCTTGCTCAAGTACGGGGTAGCCGCGCAAGGTATTAGGCGTGCCAGCGGCATTGTTCCCGCGCATCTCTGTCCAGAAGTACGCGCCGTCACTGTCAGCCAAAACCGCAATAGCCTCAAAAGTGGCTCGGTTAGCGATCCAGGCGGCACGTTGCCGGTACTGGGCCGCAATCTCAAAGGTGAGCCGGATCAAGCCCGTAAAAGTCAGGGCTGATGCGTTGCCACTGTTTTGCTCGGACAAGCTGTTGCCATTGGCACTGCCTGGCAGTAAGCCTTGTGGCTTCCCTGCACCCGTGCCAACCAAGAAGGTGTTGTCCTCATTGATAGCAGCGGCTTGGGCAAATTGACGCACCAGATAGCCACCAAGCTCAAAGGCGCTGTCTTCCAGCAAGTTCTTGGACAGCGGAACAAGCCCCATTGCGGTGTGAATGGGGATGTTTTCCAGTCCAAAGGTAAGGTTAGTTTCGCTTGCGCTACTGGTGGGCGTTTCATCTACCCAGGTTTCGCGGACTGCGCCCACATACTGATCGTCGCCCCCCGTTGCTTTGGGGAACTGAACGCGATCACGGCTAGTTCGTTCGGTTTGGGCACGTCCACGCATTGCCGTAAGACCGGGCAGACGCTCAATAACTCGTGCCTGAAAGTCAACTGGAACAACGAAGCCGCCCAGGCTGTCTACCGCTTCAACCATTGTTGACTTAAGGTGTTCGATTTCCCAGCCTTCCTCGATAGCTTTCTTGGTGTAATCCGGGGTCAGGACGATCTCGTGAAGCAGATCAAGCGATTTTTGATCAAGCGTGCGCTCGCGTCCGCGCATGTAAGCGATAAAAGCCTTCCACTGATTGGCCCGTTTCCACTCATAATCTGCGCCGTGCAAGTCAACCAAGATAGCCTTGACCGCATTATCAGTTTCGCCGTAGCGCATCTGATAAATGGACTTGGCCATTAAATCCTTGGGGTCTTCCTCGCCCTTGGCGGCTTTAGCCTCTGTAGCGGGTTCAGCAGAAGGCAGTGGCGCTGGCATCTCTGGTTGATCCAGATCGGCCATCAGTTCGGCGGCTGACTTAGCGGCTTCGCCTTGCTCTTTGAGGTTTTTTGACTCCTCGATGAGCGTAGCGAACTGCTGCAAATCGCCGGACTCAGCGGCGGCTTTGGCTTCCTCTGCCTTTGCTTTTGCCTTTTTGAACAATTCTTTATAGTTCATAGTAAATTCCTTGTTTTCTAAACGTTGTTTGCTTCTAATTCAACAAGTAGCAGATTGGCCTCGGCTTGAGCCATTGCCTTTTTGACCTCATCAGACGCCCCCGCGTCTTCGGATTCAGCATCAAGGCAAATACCTTTGGCTTGGCATATTTCTGCCACCTGGGGAATGTCATTAGCCAACGCCTTAAGCGTTGAAAGTTGGTTGCCCTCGATCATGCGAGGTTCCATCGGGGTAAAAGTCAGCGTGTCACGGCGAATTGGCCACACGCGAATTTCGCCATTGTCGCCTTTTTGCACGGCTGATGATACGGCCTCGCTTGAGGTGCCGATCCAGCCCTTTTCAAACACGCCCAACTGTTCAAGCATTTGAATGTAGCGATTACGGCGGTTCAGGGCACGTTGCACCCATAGCCCGGTGCCGTCTTTGGTTGCGGTATTCCACAAGACCCGCCCAAGCGGCTCATCGCGGCCTGGCCCTTCTCTGTCTGGTTTGCGTCCGTGTTCAAAATCAACAACAACAGCGTCCACATCGGTGTAATCGCTGCCAAAGGTTGTGTTTTTGGTGAAGTATTCGCCTTTGGTTCCATCGGGGTTTACGTTGTTGCTTAATTGGCCTTCCAGATCGCGCCCGCCCCACAAAGCAATGTAGTTGCCAACAATGATCGCGTCATCGGTCTGAGAAATGGCCTTTAAGGCATTGCTTGGGGCAAGTGCTGCCTTGTAAGCGGGTTCGTCGTGGTCAGGGTCGTCGTTTTTCATCCCTTCCTTATCACGATCTTCACCGCATTTGGCTCCCAACCCCTTAGTCATATCGTGAATACCTTGAATAGTCTCTTGATCCTCGCGGTTGTTACGCCGCCCTGCTTTGGCGGCTTCATCGTCATCGCCTGCTACAGCGCCCCACGAGTCGCAAACATAGCCAACGTCATAGTTGAAGCGATATTCGGAGCAAAGCCGATCATCGTTATTACCAAAACGACAATTGCTACACTTGATATTACCTCGTGAGATGTGATAGTTTGGCGCATCTTCGCGCCCCTTTGTGGCCTTTACGCGTTCAAAGCCGCCCTCAAGCTTTAGCTCGTGGCGCTCGTCGCCTATGGCCAGCGACAATGTGTCAATCTCAAATTCGACAGAAGGCAGGGTGCTGATAGGGGAAGGCTCATCAGGAGCCAAATAAGCCAAAGTGATGTGCGGGGTAAAGCCGTGCTGTTTTGAGATTTTCACATCGGCTTCATCTTCCCAGCGCAAGGTGGAGATAAGCGCCTCTCGGAATCGAGTTAGCTGTACGCTATCAATGGACGCATAAAAGGGTTCTCGTTCATCATCTCGTGACGCATTGAAGCGCCCAACGCCGCTAATCCGTGCCGTGAATGGCACTTGATGCTGTGCCCACTGTGCGACCGTGTGCTTTAGCGCCTCAGTGTCTTCAACGTCTTCTAAGGGAACAAGCGTAATATGAAGATCATTAATCGCTTCGCCTTCTGGCAGGGCGATGCGTTGAGCCACTTGCGGCGGGAGAAAAATACCTAGTATTCCTGACGGCATTGCTTTTACCTCTGCGTTTTTCTCGATTAAATCAGATGAACAAAAAAGGACGGCTTACCAACCACCCTTGCAGATGCTTGATAAGCCGTCCTTTCAGACGTGTTAAATTAAATTGTCGAGAACGTCAGTACTGCATTGACGAACTGACGTTCTCAGTTTGCGAACAGACAAAGCGCGAGCGGCGTGCTTTGTCTGTATAGTTATTTTACCGCTTTGCACCGATTACGTCAACACAGCCAGAACGAAAGTTCTGTTTCAGCCAAACGCGCTCGTGCTTGGTTGGCACCGGGTTAGATCGACCAAGGATTTTCGCTATCTCTCGGATTTCTTCTATAAGCAAGTCATAGCGTATTTCGTAATACGTTTTAAGTTGCGGCGTCATTTGTTTTTTGTGCTGATCGCTCACTAATTAAACCTTGACAATTGGCGCTTAATGCTTTTAAGCGCATTGATAATCACCCTTCTTACATTCTTGGAGCCTAAAGCCAATCCGATCACAAAAACCCACCAGTATGCGAGAAATGCTTCAATCATTTCCTTGCTACTACCTTTCTTTAGATGCCCCGCCTGATAGCGTCGAACTCTTGTGTTTTACACGCTTAATTAAACCTTCGTAACTTTACTACAATTTCTCTGTCCGCACCTTGCGGAAACGTTGTTGACATGCGGAATTGCTCGCCCAGCCAGTGAGACTGATCATAGGTAAGTGTCGTCCAGCACGACAACGCGATACTTAGTGATAAGTCGTTGATTCTATAAAACACGCCGGTTGCGTCTGGTACCCACAGCCCAACGGTGGTGCCTGTAAAGGCTGCGGGCGCTAGAATTGCAACTGGCATGTACTCGGGCATCGAAACAACATCGCTTTGGGTTTGTCCTGACTGAATAGTTGCGGTTGCGTATGATTCTCTCATGTTCTAGCTCCTTTTTGTCGATTTCGTGCGGCCATAAACCGTGAAATTTCCAAACACAATGGTCGCGTTGTTTGGCATGTCGCTCGTCACTTCTACGGACAATCCCTTCCCGCAAGCAAAACTCACGGCACTTACGCATAAATTCTTCAGCGCCCCTTGCGTTTTTCATCGTCAACCCTCTTGGTTCCATTCAAAAGAAAATTCGCCCCAAGGGAACGCCGACGCGCTCCCCGTTATTGTGGCTGTGATTTCAGGAAGCTCCTCAGATAAAGGCACTTCGCGCAAATCATCGTGTTCAACGTAGAAAAGGAACGTTCCATTCAAGTGATGATGCCTGACAATGTTATGGATAATGGCATCGCTTGGCATCCCCAAAGCCTCTTTTATGAAAGATTCGTCTACCCGCATCACTGCCCTTCTGCGAGATGGCAATTCGCTTTTATCGTGCGTCTTTTTAATTTCCAAGTTTTTCTACCTCCAGCGGATCCCATTCTTTCGACAGGTTGACACAATCCTGGCAATGTTCGGCCTTGCCAAGCTTCCAAAAAACCTGCCATAGTTTATCAGTTTCCTTGATGCGAAGATGGCACCGGCAATTGGCCTTGCATTGCGTGTTTCCATCGCCTGGGTACTGCCTTAGCCTGGGAACGCCTCGCCCTTCTGTTTTGGCGCGTTCAAATGCTTGGCTTGATGCTTCGATGTACATATTGGCCCTGGCTGCAACTGCGCCGATGCTGTCTACCGTGTAGCGCCCGGAGGCAATGTCTTGAGCAAATCCGCGCAGAAATTCATATTGCCTGCGCAACATAAAGCCAAGTCGCCCGTAATCGGCCTGAGTCATATTATTGCGCCCGCCTCGCCCAAGCATATACTGAGCCACAAACACCGTCTTTATATTATTCCGCATCTCGGCTTCCCACTGCTGAATGGTAATCCGCTTGTCAAACAGGCGACGATGAACGACTTCAAGCCGTTGCTTGTAGCGGTCGTTGAACTGATCGCGCAATGCAACAGCTTGTGTGATGCGCAAAAAGCGCCCGTCACGACCTCGGTATCTTTGTGCGGCATCGTCCCACACCCAAAGCGGTGAGGGTGAAGCTTGCTTGTATTCGGTTTCTCGCACATCGCTAAATACAGCCATCAAACCTCAGCGTCTAAAACGCCCTCGTGTTCTGGCATTAGGTCATCCCATTGAGCAGTGGTTTCATTCAGGAACCTGGAAGTTTGAACCTCTTCGCCCAGCCTGTCTGATTGCGGTAAGTCATCAAACAATTGATCTGCCCCCTCGGGGATGAACATTTCAGCGGCTTTGCCGTTCGTGCCAAAAGCGGCTTTTATCTCTTCCTCGGTGGTTGCCCTGAGCAAAGCAGTTTTTATGGCGGCTTGTTTGCCAATATCAATGTGCTGGCTTTCAAAATCATACCCCCCCGGCTGTTCCCCTCGTTTCAGCATTCGCCTGGCCACGGACTCCCATCGCTTCAGGTCGGCTTTCTCTTCGCGTTCGCTCTCTTCCTGTGCTTGCTGAACGCCATTACCTCTTTGGACTTTTATTTGAGCGATGGAAGCCGCCGCCTCGTAGGGTGCATCGCCGATGTCTGGATCGGGGTGTGGCGGTCTTCCCTTGGCCTCGCGGGCCTCATTGTACGTCATTGTGCGCCGCTCGTTTTCTTCCTTGCGAATATCTTGCTCAACATTGGCGGGCCGGATGTCTTCAAACACAGCGCGGTATTGGTTGCCGTAGTAGGGCTGTACCATTTGGATGGTGATGTCTTCGGCAAGCATCTGCATAAGCGGCCAAACAGTATCGTTGATAAGCGCCTGGTTGTGAACGTGGGCGCTTGCTTCGGTTGCGTTGCGTTCCCAAATGGCATCAGGTACGCCATAGATGTCATTGGCCTGACTTTCGGTAAGCTCGAAAACGGACAGGCTAAATTCGTTGCGCGGCGAACTGGTAGACGCTACCGAAATATCGCCAGCTCGTATCACTTTCCACCGTGCCCCAGCCTCGTTTGCCTCTCGCAAGTCTGCCTGGGCCTGCACAAACTGCGTGCGTGACGTGTCTTGACGCACGCTGATAAGCTGCTGAAGGTTTAGCTTGTTCTGGAAATCGTCAAGCTGTGTTTTTTGGGCTTCAATGTTGGTTCTAAGCCCCATCAGATAAGCCGAAATTGGCGATAACCCCCGATGATAGTCGAAAGGATTAAAGAAGCGATGGAAACAGACCTGCTCGGGCTTCAAGAAATTGGGCGGTTGCCCATTGACAGGTGTATACCAATAGCCTCGAAACATCTCTGCTTGGCCAGGGATAGGCTGCACTCTGTTGGCGGGTAAGGGGTAAACACTGTTTAGCTCGCCGCCTCGGGTGGGCACGAGCATCCAGTACGCCTCCCCACGAAGCAATAGCCAAGCTACTTGATACATCCAGATAAACGATTGCGACATCCAGCGATTAGGGCGATACTCTATGATCTCCTCAAAGGGATGCGCCGTGATGTCTTGCCACTTTTCGCGGTTGTCATTGTCGCGCTCTTGGACCTTGGCCGTACCGCCAGCAACCATTTTGGCTATCTTCATAATATTGCGGTAGACGGCGTAGTTGGTCATTGCCAGCTTTTCAAATTCTTGTGATGAATAAGCGGCAAATGGCTGATCCTTGCCCGGTGTTATTTCGCCTGTCAGGGCGACAGGCATCCTCACATCCCCTGCCTTTACATAGCCAAGGCTGCCAACAAAGCGATCTACTGTGTTTTTGACGATATTAAACATAATTAAACCCAACCTATCATTGTTTCTTCGATTGGCGCGAAGGTGAGGCATAGGGCGTCTGCACGGTCTGGGCTGCGCTTGAGCAAGTCCTTCATTACATCCTTGCTCATCACCTTGATCTTGCCATTAATGATTGCGTACTTTGGCGTTGTTAATTCTTCGATCAAATACTCATCAGGCGGCAACATCGCGCCTGTATCTGTTCTAAGCCACTCTCGCGCAGACCACCACAATTGATCCCGCATGTTGCCAAACTCACCCATCTCAGTGCTGTAAGTTGGGCTACTGGCCACCTTGACACCTGTAGCCGCGCAGTCAAGGCGGCTCATCTTGGGAGCTACGCCAGCGCCAACGCCAGTGGCGTCTATCATCGCGCCGGATGCTTTGTGCTGATGATACAACTCAGCCGCTTTGCTACCGGTCAGATCAATATCCATTCCAGACCAAGAGATGAGCGGCTTCACCCATCCACCATAGCGGAAACAAGCAACGTTCGCATCTGCGCCGAACTCGGCTACATCTTGCCCCATCAGCGGGCTAATGCCTTTGGGCGGCACTTCGCCATTCTCGGCTACGTATAAATCCCATCTGCTGCGAGCGTCATTGATCCACGACCGGCTAATCAATTGCGACTCGCTTAAGGCGCTGTACTTGCCCAATACCATATAGCTGAAGGCGGGGTTCGTGATCTTGCGCCAACCACTGGGCAGGGGCGGGTACTCTTTGCCGCCAAGCGACTGACAGGTTAGCCCCACGAGATAAGGACACTCTTCGTCAACGCTAAAGCATTCCTGATCCGGCTTTTCGCCATTCGCAAGCGCCCTTGTCCATTCGTTGATCCGGCGCAAGGTCTTTTCTTGATCCACTGCGCCAGGGATAACGTCATTGCCTGTTACAACGTTTGGGTGTCTAAACGCCGACAGTTCGACAACATTACCTAATCCGTCGCGTTCCATCCGGTAAACGGGGCCTGACTCGTGGCGCGGGTTAAACATAATCAGCAGGCGGGCGTGCCCACCTGACATACAGCTTTCAATACCACTGTAAACCTCATCCGGTATCGCATCGCCTTCGTCAATGACAAAGAGCAAGTAGGGCGCGTGTTTTCCGCTGAATTTGGCCTCGCGTTGGGCTGATGTGCCCGACATCGGAATTGTTACGCCGGTGATAAAGCTTTGCGGATCACGTTCAATGTGCAAGGTCAGAACACGGTCGTCGGAAAACAAAGCGGGGTTCTCCGATGCGATTGCGCCTAGCTCGCCCCATAGCAACAAGCGCAGGTTGTTTACTGGTGGAGCCGCCGTGGTGTAAACCTGGCTGTTCTCAAAGGCTTTGTAAAACCAAGTCACAACACGGGCCGCGGCGTGGGTCTTGCCAACAGCATTAGCACTCCGAGCAATCGTGACAGGGTAATCACGCACCGAGTTCATGACCGCGATCACGTCATCGGTGTACGCTTCGCCTAAGACCTCCTCGCCAAAAAGGTGCGGGCTATTCTGATATTTCAGGTGCGGATTGATCTTCGGGCGGGATTTCGTCTGTCGCCGCCTCCGCTCGATCTCCATATCCGCTTGAAGTTGCAATGACAAAGTAGGGGTCTTCTCCCTTTGACACACGCTCTAACTGCTCGTCCGTCATCTTGGTAACATCAATGTTTAATGTTTGCGTTTGGTTGCGCTGCTTGGGCGGCGCGAAGCTGTCGGGGAACTTTTGCTCAAGCATATACTTAGCCCAGGCAGGATCAACCGTCGCCGCATTGTCGATCACATTAAGCCAACCTATGCCTGCGTCTGCCTGAGCTTCCTCTATAGACTGCAATAACTTAAGACATAGCTTTGTGTATCTGTCACCGGACGGTTTCGCCTCCGGGTCATTGTCCAGCCGCTCTTTTTCAGCCTCGCCAACACGTTTCCACAGGTAAAATGCCCCCTCAGAAACGCGGGCGTAGGTGTACGCCATTTTGTAATCGGCACCGATAGAAATGGCGGCGCAAATCTCTTCTATTACTTTGTTCGATAATTTATATTTTCTAGCCATAATTTTTGGTAGCGGGGGCGGGAATTGAACCTGCGTGGCCCTGTTAATCAGACAGGATCGGGAACCAACACCCTCCCCGCGACAATGTTGAGTGAGGGGGCGGGTTGCCCCCTCGGTGATAAATCGCGCAATGCCTAGTAGGCAGCGCCACCACCACGACCAGCAGCGCCAGGAGCGCCACCACGGCCACGGATGGCATTAACGCCACGTCGCACCAGATTCCGCGCACGGTTTACTAATCCTTGGATTCGCAATCACCCCCTTTCATTGTAAAGTTATTATTTCCGTCCCAAAACAAAGGACTTAAGCCGCTGTGACGTGCGGCCCTGCGTAGTAAGCCGCTCTTCTTGTAGTTCGATACCTTGCTCGGCTGCGATCTTCAATCCGTTGAGGTATTTGTCACCGTATTTAAGCCAGTCCATTGCTATCAAGAATTGCTCTTTTTGCTCTCTGGACTGGAAGTAAAGACAACACCAGTACTCAGTATCCACAGCTACATCAAAGCGGCGCTTGTCGGCCTTCTCCTGCTCTTTGAGGGTCTTTAGGATTTCCCCCTCTTCGGCCTTGGTGTCGTCTGCAATGTCTCCGGTGTAATCTATGTTGTCGAGCGGGTTATCGGCTCCCGCTGGGTCAAACAATCCGTCTAAGTTGGCCTTGCTGACCTTGGTCTTGCGACGTTTGATCGTGTTGCCGGACTTGCCGATTTCCGGCTTCTTCTTGAGATTAAGACTCATATCTAAGTAACTCCATTTCAGCCAACGGGAACCATTCAAGAATGCGCTCCCAATCGGCGGGGTAGTGGTCGTGAATTGGTTTCAAGAATCGGTAGTCCATTCCATCATATGAACGCCCAAATAATTCGTAATCCACTGACAGCTTGATTTGATGTCGCTTTAGCAACTCAACCAACTCATCCATATACATGTCCCAAATAGGATAGAAATATCGACGTTTGGCATTGATCGAACCACGCTGTTTGATGGCCGTTCGACGCATCATATTGTCTGGGGCACGAATGCCAGTGGCACACCAGGGGTCGGGCAATTCGTAGACACGTCCCAGTATTTCGTTGATGTCATCGTAATCAAAAACGTGCAAATTCATTGCTCGAATCTTGGCCACGCGCTCAGGCGTTTGATAACTGAAGTTGGCCAGCATCCGGTAGAACGTGGGATGAGGCAGGCGGACGATCTCTTGATCGAACCATCTCTCGTAATAGTCGAGCGTCTCCTCGACAAAAGAAATGTCGGGGATGCGATACAGATAGAACGGAATGATTTCAAAATGATCCATTAACTCTAGCCATAGGGCCACCGAATCCTTACCGGCACTGAAGGACAAGAGGATAGTATCCACGCCTAAATCATCCTTCATATATTTGATTGTATCCTGACGGTTTAGCACTTCGCCGTCAGGATAAAAGCCAGGATAATCCGTCATACAGTGAAATTCCCTTTCCCATCACCTATCCCAAACTCTACCGCAATTACATTCATAATGTACACAGGTGTTTTTTTGTTCGGTCGTTTATTCCAGTACTCTTCATTATATTTCATAATCACACGTCTCCTGTCTGTAATTAATTTGTCTTCATTGTAAATCATAACGTTACCGTTATAAATAGGCCATAGGTACTATTCTTACTCTGGACAATTCATAACGGTTGTGATATGATTTATACAGTAGTTCATAACGATAACGTTACCAACTGACAGGAGATTACAAAAAATGTTCGTACACGGTAAAAATTTGACCTTTGGGATCGAAATTGAGTGTCACATACCTACCAATCGTTACACTCACGGCCAACTGAGATTCCGTAAACGTAGTTTCACTTTGGATGGCATCTCAGGTTGGAAAATCGGCACCGACAGTTCATTAAGTCACATCAACGGCCATCATTCAATCGAAATCTGTTCCCCTCCATTAAGTGGTATAGATGGTCTGTCACAGGTCGTCACCGTACTCGATTATCTGAATTCAATTAACACAATCGTTTCTCAGTCCTGTGGTATCCACATCCACGTAGACGGAAAACATCTGGAACGGGCAAATTTAGACGGTTTGATCAACTCGTTTTTGAGATACGAAGACCTGTTTTTCTCGACCAATGGTACACAGTCACAACAAAGATTTTCATCTAGTTTCTGCAAACCGTTTAACCCTCGGCACCCTGGTGACAGATACCAGTCACTCAACATTTCAAACGTTCACCGTAACCCGACCAAAAATACCGTTGAATTTCGTTTATTTAAGTCAACCCTCGACCCCGAAACCGTTTTTACTTGGTTGTATATGTGTGTCGGGTTGGTCAGTCGAGCCACCAAAACAACACGGCCCGTTCGTGTCCCCCGGAATGTCACCACATTTGAGAAAATCGAGTCTTTTGTATCTCAGGTGTTCTCCAAAAAAACCTATCAGATCGACCCCGATTACGCACCCGATAAAAATGATAGTCTGTATCAAGTTCTATTCAACGAAGTTCCCCTGTCAACGATTTAGTTAGTGTTTAGATTGGTACCGGTTTCAATACTTGAAACCGGTACTGATGTGTACATTAACCCAAAATTCAACCGTAGGAGGTTTTTATTATGTACGATGTGTTTGTTTACGGCACCCTGATGAAAGATCAACCCAATCACAAATTTTTAATCGGATCACAGTTCATTTCTCGTGGTCTGGTTTACGGTCAGATGTATCGGTTATGGTCGTTTCCTGGTCTAAAAATGGACACAGGGAAAGAATTTAGACCGTATTGGGGTGAGGTTTATCGGGCGGATGATAAGACCCTGTCCAGACTGGACATTCTGGAAGGACATCCCAATATGTACACCCGAACCACGGTGAAAATCATTAATGAATCGGGCGATCTTCAGGTCTGTTTCATTTATCTTTACAATGGTTCAGTGGAGTCAAAAAACTTGGTTTTGAGTGACTCCTGGCCAAACGATGTCAACCAAATTTTAGCAATAGGAGCATAAACTTATGGCAACTCGTAGCAACGTAGTGATTAAATTCCCTGGCACCTCTGATGTTTATCTGTGTCGACATTGGGACGGTTATCTATCTGAGAATGGCGCAATTGTGGCCATCGCAGCCCGCAAACTCGCTGAAGGATCGTTAAACACTGACAACATTGTTGATTGGTTTACCAATCAACAATATGAAGGCCGTCCATTGTATCACCTGACAGACGATATTCACGGCGACATTGAACACCTGTATTACATCGAATTGACCGAACGTGGCAATGTGATTGTGTCTCACGGGCAAGGATATGGAGAAAACATACCAGTTAAACGATACAAGGTGTCAACCTTCATTAAAAAGATCAACGCCAATCGAAGGTCAATCAATCGTCGCTTTGATCCAAACGAGTGTCAATACCGAATGTTAAGACAGCCTCAATAACCAAGCCCTTTACCCTTCGCCCGGTTGGTGGTTAAACCGGGCTTATTATTATGAAACAACTAAAACTATTCCATAAACGGGTTTTGACTACCAGATCAAACCGGTTTGAAGACTTCAAGCAATTATTTGATTGTTTAGGTGTAGACCTGATCCCCATTCGCACCCTAGATCAAGCCAGGAAGGCGAAAGGCGATTTCGTTCTACTCACCGGAGGGCCAGACATAAACCCCTTTTTTTACGGCGAGACAAACACCGATGCCCGATTCGTTGACAAAAACAGAGACATTTTAGACTGGACTCTGTGTCGCCGGGCCTTGTCTGAAAAATTACCTCTACTCGGCATATGTCGCGGTATGCAGATGATCAATATCGCCTGTGGCGGCTCACTGCATCAAGACATTTACCGGGCAAAAGTAACGAAAAAGCACCCATCATATCATAAAATACACTCGTGCTATCCTTTGTGTGACCATATCCCAACCGGAAAAGTCAATTCCAGGCACCACCAAGCAGTTAAAGCGGTTGCCCCAGGACTTGACGTGATCGCCACTTCGACCAAGGACAATATCATTGAAGCCATTTACGCGCCGGGAATCTTGGGCGTACAATGGCATCCTGAAGACCTTTGGGCCAGCGACTACAAATGGCAATCGCTGTTTGATTGGTTTCTCAAGGGTCTTGAATGTTAGTAACGGTTGTGTTACAATCTTGTCCAAGGAGGCGCTAATTATGGACGCTATTAAAGACTTGCTGAAAGATTGGGACAGACTCAACAAGAGACAAATCAAGGAGCGGCTAATCACTCTTGTACTAGAGGGCAAGCAGGAGCCTATTTTGTCCGTTTCTGATATGGCCCAAGAGCTTGGCATTGCTGAAATCACCGTTCGGGTCAAAGCGGCTAAGAATGGCATCGGGACGAAGGTAAATCCCAAAGCCTGGGTTTTCCGTCCAAGCGACGTTGATTTATTTAAGGCCATTCCAAGCACCCCAGGCCCGAAGCCGAAAAAACCAATAGACGACTAAGAAAAAGGACTGAGGCAAGTTTAACCCCGCCCTCAGTTCTTTTTTATGGAATTTGTAAATCATCTCCTCAGTTTTAATGTCGCTCAAAGTTCCTCATTTTCTGCGCTCTTATAAATATCAACGATCTCCAGCGCAACCGATTCGCCAACTCTTAACAGGTCATCATCTTTCAACTTGAAAGGCCAAAACCTATCCATTGCCAGCGTGACGACCATCGAGCCATCATCAGAAAGCGTGATGTTATGTCGCTTGCCTCCGGTTGGCGGCAATAGCTCATTGAGTTTTGTTAGTAGTCCGTGCGCGTGTTTCAAGATACCTCTTTTCGCTATATGGTCACACAACTCCAGAAGAAGTGTAACCATAATTTCAGTGAATTTCGCCGACCAAAACCCAATTGCCGTTCTTGTCAATGTCGTAAATTGGTCGCTTATCGCCGCCAACCTGAATTGCAATTGATGTGCTACTGGGGCGGCTTGATTCAATCGTCGATGCCCAGTCAGCACCAAGCCAATGCGGAGCAGGCTTGCATTCTCCATCTGGCACCTTGACACTAACCGCAGTCTCGTCTGCTTCGCCTTGCCCTGCAACCAATGAGCCTGCAATGGCGGCAATCGCGCCGCCTAGAAATGTTCTACGTTTCATTTTGATCCTTTCGCTAATCGGTAACAACGATCTTCATCCACGGTATACCAGGCGACCAGGTTCCGTCCTCAAATGATATATTGCAAATGTAATCCCCGAGCGCGGCGGCGGCGGGTGCAACGATTTCAGGCAACGTGATAAATGTAGTGCTTTCAGATGTCGAGTTGACAGCAATAAAGTCCGCTATCACGTCCGATTCATCTGACTGCCGAATGATTGAGGCGACTGCCGACGATGTTACAGTAGCACTACCCCATTGTGCCTTGTCGAGTGTCCAAAACGCCCCCTCGCCACGCCTTAACGTGCGCGGTCCCTCTTTGACCTGATGCTCTTTCGGTGGATTTATAGCCATAGTCTAATCCCTTGAATCCTGTAACGTTAGCGAGCTGTCACGAGGCTTGAGTGTTAGCGAGGATTCACGTTCTTCCAATGTTAGTGACGCATCGCGTGGCTTGAGTGTTAGCGAGGATTCACGTTCATCGAGTGTTAGTGACGCATCACGCGGTTTGAGTGTCAATAGCTCAGTTTCGATTGTCGTGACAGCAATCTCAAGTAGCGTATTATCGGCAATCTCAAGAACCGTGTTGTCTGCAATCTCCAATACTACGCCAATCGTCGCCGTGTACGTGGTCATTCGTCGAATGCCTCATCATCGCTGGCTGACTCTGGTTGCTCTGGCTCGACATCGACCAGGCGCAGGGACCAGCCGCGAAACGCAGCGGGCAGGGCTTCGAGCAGCGGTATCCAGCCGTGGCCGCTTGGAGGGACCAGCACCGGCATTTGTTGGCGCGGCTTTTGTTCGTCTGTCATCGTCACACCAAATATCCAAACAAATCAACAGCCCACGTCTCGGTGGTCGCATCGCTACCGGTTTCAATGGAGATTCTAAAACTATCACCAGCCGCTTGTACTGTGACCTCGCTGCTATCGGCTGGCCCATCGGTCTGGAAGAAATCTTGATTGGCGACGGTGTAAGTGACCGAATTTATAAAATCATCATACGTGGCTGAGTTGCCGCCAAACGAGGCGACGGCCTGAACTGCCTTGCCGCCCGCCGTGAATGATGTAACGCGAATGACGACGAACATGGGTATTAATGTTTTCCCGGTCGGGACGCTGTAAAGCCCGGTCGTTGCCACCGTTTTGGCATCAATGCCGGTTGTAGTCGATATTAGCGCGATGGTTTTCTCTTTTGCGTCAGCCATTGCGGGTGCCTCTCCCTGTTCTTGGTTTCTTTGGTTTCAAAATTTTATCAATCCGGTCTGGATTTTTAAGCAGTTGCCTGATTTTACTGGATGATTTTGCAAAGCCTCGATAAAATCATCAACCAGTCCAGGAGTGATGATAGCAAAGTCGAATCGCCTGAACTCGTTAATATCATTCGGGAATCTGCCGAGATAGGCTGATAGTGCGTCGCGGCTGGCTCCTGGTGCGCGTTGTAGGATTTTTGGTATTCTGAACGTTGCCAAGTCGCGTTTGTTTTGACGCTCGATATTTGCAGTGTCAGCCACCTTGCGTCGGATTTTGGCCTGGTCAAAACTATTGGGGACAGCAACGAATTCTCCGGCTCTCCGAAAAACGCCATTTATTTCAGTGTCTTCTGACAAAGTAACTATTTGGCTCATCAGTAATACAACGCCTCATTTTCCCAGCACAACACGTCGTTTTCATAGCACACCAATTCGCCAGATTCAAATGAAACCGGAGTGCCACCATCTGCCGGGAAAACAAATATCTTTTTACTGTCACTGGAAAATGCAATCTCTCCTTGGCGACCGATTGTGTTGCCAGATTCGTAAACCGTCTTGATATTGGCTTCTGTGTCTACACCCAACTGGATGATCACTGGATGTCCATTTAAGATCAGTGGGTTTACAGCCATTATATAGACACTCCTCCACCAATTAATGTACTAGTAGGATCAAGATTGAAATTTCCGGTTGATGGTCCTAAAAACAGCGGGTCTACTGTGGTCATGTCGGTGCCTGCCGGTACATCAGTGATGTTACGAGTATTGACGTGTGATAAAATGTTGGTCGGTTCGGTTCGTCCCGCAGACAACGCAGGATCCTTCCACGTTAAACCTCCTCCTGTCTGATTTTCGATAATCGTGTTATTAAGCGTAATATTAAATTCAGATGCGCTGGAGTGAGCCTCGAATAAGTAAGTCCACGTGGGGCTTGAATTAGCAAAATAAAAAACGCAATGATTCAGCGTCAAATCCACGGGAAAACCTGAACTCCCTCGAAACTTCATTAAAACAACACCCGAACCATTTTTCATGATGTCGTCAAAAACGCAACTCGTGAACACGTAATTCCGATCCTCCCCAAGTATTGATTCCCCGTTAACAATGGCACCCCTATTTACATTGTTGTTAGCCGTGATCGAGCTAAATCTAACTCTGGTAAATGTCAATGTTTCCCCGCTCGTCAGAGTGTCTGCGAATAACCCGTCATCTGTATCCGTTGAAGCATTTTGAAAAACTATATCCTGAAATGTCGTGTCGGTGGTCACTGTCCACTGGACTGTTCCCGCAGACCCATCAAAAACAGCAGGATTGATTATAGAGGCTCCTCTAACGGTACGATCTTCAATTGTATCAGTCACAAATGCGTAATTGGCTGTTGAAACTTGGCAGGTGATCGTATCGCCTGACCCACTGTTATCGTAAGCATAAGCCAACGTTTCCCACGGATTACCGCTTGAACCGTCACCGCTGCCATCATCACCTGTATCTGCATTGATAAAATATTCTGCCATCAGCTATATGACCTTCCTTGAACTCGTAGTGGGTACGGATATGGCCCCAAACTAGAACTATACTGTTGCGACAATGGCAAACCATTCAATCCCAATTCGTCTGAATTTCCGTTCATCAGTTGATAATACTGAGTCAATCCCACAGGCTTATGCTCCAACTCGTAATATGATCCTGATGATCCCACGCTTGAATCCTCTCGGAACACAAAGCCTGTGACCACATCACCCCAAGCGCCGTTCGAGTAAAACTGCAACACGCCGTTTGACGTTCGTAACCCTCTTGCTTCATCAAAAGCCGACTCGCCTATCTTAATGTTAAAAAGCTCTTTGTTTGCTACATATGAGTCACTGTAGCCCGCCAAATCATTGACGACCATCGGAGGCTGCAATCCAATATCAGGCGTCGTGCTGGCCGCCTGATGTTCCAGCGGTGCGACCTGGAAATCAGTGCCATCGTGGACAAAAAACTCTTCTGAATCGATCGAATAGAACATATCGCCCGATGATGGGGAAACGGTTGCTAAAATGTTGGCGCGGGTGTCAACGATGAGCGATGCGCCGCCACCCAACGCATCCCAACTGCTGCCATTGTATCTCTCGTGTTGGCCGGTCGTCGTGTTGTAAATAATCGCGCCGGTTGCCGGGGAACCAATCGCATCACGCTGCGCTGTGGTCAGGTTGTTTGGCACAATGCCAACGTGCCCCGTACCGGAAAACGTCAGTGGGCCAGTCATTTCGTCGCCAATCACGGCAACGAAATCCGTCGCGGATGATGTAGCAGCGGTGCCAAGTCCGCTAATGTTGGCCGATGTCAAGACGTAGGTCTTGAAATTGGCATAGCTCATCATCTCAGCCACGCCGGTTGCGGTTGGCACGACCATTAACAGATCGTCACTGCTCGGCTCGGCGGCAAGCTCGATTATGCCTGCGTTGTTAAGTCGCCACTGGACTACGCCCATTATTCTCTGCCCCCTCGCCTGGAATCAGTATTCGCGGCTTGCTCGATGGCTTGCTGCCAGTGTGCTATCTGCTCAGTAGTCATATGCTCTGCAATGGTCTGGATCATATCAGGTTCTAAATGTCCAAATAACTCAATTAGAAACGTGCTGTCAGTCGAGGCAATAAAGGCGTGATTTTCTAGCACGGTCAAAATGTCTAGTATCCGCGTCGCTGAATCGCGTGCAATGTCAAGCTCAACAGTCTCAATCTGCTCAATCGCGTCTTTGATGTGCCGAACCAGGTCGGCAATCCGACCTGTGGTCGCGATGTTTCGGTTAGCCTCTTCCCCGGCGTTGCTGATGGCGCGTTTGCGTTTTTTACTCACTGCCGCCGCCTTTTTTTTGATCGCGCCGCTTTTGCAAACTATTGAGCGATGAGGCAATATCGTTCAGTTCATCGACCGTTGCAGCGTCAATGTTGTCAGGATGGATAAGCGGCTCATAACCAAGGCTCCGAAATTGCATTGAAAAGATCGAGATAATCAGGCGATACTTCAACACCTGCGCGTTGAGGTTTTCTAGCGTTTTGCTGAGTGTCGCTAGTTCCACCTGCGCCTCGCGCATATCCTGACGGAGATTGGCAACCTCAAGGCGCAAGAAGTCGTTTTGCGTTTGCAGGTAGTCAGCTTGATTTTTGTATTCGTTTATCAGTTCCCGAGCCGCTTTGGTAGCAGTCTCGGCTATCGTCGATTCGGCTGCGGCATTAGATTTCCGGCGATTGAACAGGCCGGAAACAATGCCGCCGCTCATCGCGGATGCCAACGCAACGACGATTGTGATGATTGACGCTTGATCCATCGTTACCCGATCCGCTGAAATGGTGCTATCATTTGGTTAGCCTCCCGCATCCCCCGATGCGTTAGGTTAGTGTCAGACGGCGGCGGGCGGCTGCCGTCTGGTACGCTACTGGAATTTTCCTTTAGCCGCCGTGGTAAGCGGCTGACCTGTCAGATGTCGCAAATACATCACAGCGGCGCTGACAATGATCGCCGCAATGCCTTGATACTCAGCCGGGGCCAGCTCGATCAATTCCTTGACTTGCGGCAATGTCAGAATGGCGATACCAAAGCCCGCAAGGATGATTGCGAAGCGGTTGGTTTTGCTCTTGAGCCACGGTTTGCCGGTGTTAAAATCTGTCATTTGTCCCCCAATTTGGGCATAAAAAAAGAGGCGGCAATCCGATCTTTCGACCGTTTCACCGCCCCAACAATGTTCCGTCTAGGCTAAAACATTCGTTCTATGTATTTATTTTACCATACGATTACTTTACGTCAACAGTTTTACACGCTTCTTTAAGTATCTGCATCGCCTCGCCTGCGCTTTTATTGATCGTCGGGAGTAGGTTTAAGAGCCGTCGCTCGTCTTTTTGGTCGATGAATAGAAATGATGTCGTGTCCGGCTCTGATCCAAGCGCGTTCAAAACCTTTTCGGCTTGAAGATACTGGCTGACTGCTGAGTAAATAATTGATTTCTGCGCTGCAATGATAATTTCTTTTTTATCCATCTATTCTTGATCCTTGTATTGCCAGTCTCCACCACCGAAAGGCACGTCAACCCACTCGTCATCTATCATTTGCTGGCAGGCGAAATATGGCTTATATCGTCGCTCGCCTTCGCCCTCGAAACATAGTTTTTCCGTAACGACTTGAGCGAATGCCATTAGGATAGCAACAAAACCAAACGCCACAGCAAGGAAAAACACAGTCGTTATCAAACTCATTATAAACATTGATATTTTATCTAGAATCTCTTCCATCAACTATGCCCCCAAATCATCACCACGCCATTTGAGAGGTGATGAGCTTCAAACTCAGCCGCGTTGGGGAACATTGGTATATGCGCCCCTTCACGCTCCCATACGTCATAGGGCGTAAACGCTAGCCAGTCTTCATCGCCGCCAAGCGTTGACAGTCGCCTATACTCCATTGGTGCGTCCGCAAACTTCCATACTAAAATCGTTGTCATCAAATCCTCTGGTCGAAAAGTTTCCACACAGCGCCAATCAAAACCCCGACCATCAAAACCCTGTCGTAGCCAGGGTTCACAGCTTGGCTAACAATGTACGCAGCAATCAAGGCGATGACCGCAATCATCAAGACAATGATTTCTTTATATGTTTTTTGTGATTTCATCAAATCCTCTCGTATTACACAACCACTGACCAGCAACCGACCGGGCCGAACAAACCAATCCCTCATTAATTTAAGAGTCTAATTTAATGATTGATGGTCAGTTGCTAGTCACTGGCTATATACACTGGAGCCAGCCACCACCACGTTGGCTCGGCTTAACTGGTATCCCGTTCTCTCCACCGATCCGCAATAGCTCTGGTTGACGACGCTTGGCTAGCTCGGCTTCCTCAATCGCGTCGATGTCCATTTGGCTCTGCGGCGTGTAGGCAACGATTGATTGTGCATTAAGCCCGTATTGTTCCATCGTGTCCAGTTGTCGGCGGGCGTGATGATTGCGATTGCAGCCCAAAATCTGCCGGGCTTTATCAAGGCTGATCCTGTTTTTGTTGCCAGCCTGGACGAAAGCCTGTTTAAGTAACTCATACTTTTGTTCGCGCTTATAATTCCGGCTATCCACCGGACTGCTGATGTCTAATCCATATTTTCTGATTTTCTTCCGGTAAGTGATCCAATCAGGGTATCCCGATATGCGTTTAACGTCTGCTATCGTGTATCCTTCAATGCTCTCGATCTCGGCAACCTGGCTTATGTATTTCGCAAGCATTTTCATTGATAGTGCCATAATCTAATCCTTACGGCTGGCAGAGTGCCCACCCTGCCAGCCTATCCAAAATCCACGCGGCGCAGTCAGTCGCGCCCCACAGCGGCCAATCTGGTTAGCCCCTATAGGCCGAGGCTAACGGCTCGACCTTGAATACTATAACAACCTCCATAGTTTGCGCGGCGTATTTCTTGTAGGCTCTTCCCGAAAAACAACATCATTATTATTATTGAGCATTTTCCTTAAATGATACCTTATTGACGGCCCTGTAACATTGAATATCCTGCTCAATTCGACAACAGATAGCTCGCCTCTCTCAAACAAAACATCCCTGATTTCATCCACTGTCACACCTTTTTCAGCATTAGACAGATGCCTTTTCGTTCTCATCATCGGCTGTCCCCGCTTCCGCTGATCTTGCCGCGTTTCTCGCGGTCGTATAATTTTTCGATGTTGGCTATAGCAACCTGATCGAGCGTGAATCCTAACGCTTTGGCAGCCTGCGTCAGATGCCACAAAACGTCGCCAAGTTCGTGCAACAGGGCAAGGTTATCTGTCGGGATCATCTCGCCATTACGATCCCTGATGATCTTCGACATTTTACCTGCAACTTCACCAGCCTCGGCGGCCAGGGCCAGGATATGATACTCTAAATTGCCAGGGCATTTATCCGTTCTGGCTGATAGCACCTGATATTCGCCCATCGTCATTTCGGTCAATTCTTGCCAGTTAATGCCGTCCTTTGATTGTTTCATTTCACCCTCTCGATCAATTCAAGAACCTTTGGCACTACGCCTTTCTCGATTGCATCGCCCAAATGCAGATCATCGCGCCAGTTGATTTGCAGCAAAACAAACACATCTTCCAGATGCCGCTTCACATCATTGCGTTCTGCCATCCAATGAAGCGCCGCGTCGTCAGTCGGCACGAATTCAACCGGCTGGCTTGGAACGTTGATCTTATGTATCGCTGTGATTGTCTTGTCGGAGAATTGAGGTAAAGCCAAAATATCATTAATCCCAAAGCCAGCATCTTGGTTCACGGCAATGAACTTGGTCTGCTTGCCAAACCTCTCGAATACCCATTCAACTTGCCATAAGTCCAATGTATGCCTCTCCAAATCTCGCCACTCCATTACATTCATCATTTCGCTTCATCTCCTCTGAATCAACTTGCGGATATGTGTCTTTCTGTCACTTGTTGATTTGCCACCACGCGATAATGTTGGCAATGCCACCGAGAAAATGTCCAACTATCAGCGGTATGCCAACTGCTAAATAGTGCGGCAACTCATTACCTTTCATTAGGGTATATGTCAACACATATACCGATACCGATATAGCAATAAGAATGATTAGTGCCATCCTAAATACCTAGTCCTTTCTGCACAGCCCCAAGCCGCCGCGCTTGCTCATCCTCACTCAGTGGTCGAGACTTGAAATTGCCCCAACCTTCGATGCTGCCCAGGCTGACATTGTTCGCCATCGCCCACTGCTGCTTGGCGAGGTTTTGCATCTTGACCTCGTTTGACGTTGATATGACTTCCATCTCGCTAACGTCGGCTGATTGCCGGTTGCCAGCGGCGTTGAAATAGTGGATGGTGCCGGTGACTTTATAGGTTTGCATTGTCGGCCCCATCCACGATTGATTGCGCGATGTCGATAAACTCGCGGTTGATCCGGCCATTGTGCCACCTGACGATGAACCGGTGCAACAACGTCTCATATCGCATATAGCCAAACTGGAATGAGGTTAGGTCGTTGTGCGCCCGCTCGTCAGATTCGATAATTCTGATAATCTCTGGTCTGTCCATTACTTATCTTCCTTTTTTCGTTCGTATTCAGTATTATTGTCAGATAGTTTTCTGGCCTCATCCCACAAAGCTTCATATAAATCAGATGATATATGTTTCTTGACTAATTTGTTAAAGTAATACAATGGCCCGTATTTCTTTTTTGGTTGATTTTGAATGATGCACTTAATAGCAATGTCGCATCTATCCCTCATATGTATAGCAGCAATGCCCCATTGCGATTTCAAGCGGCGACTCCGCTTGTGCAATTGTCGCTTTATGTCTTTTTGTATGGACTTAACCGCCATTATAATCTGATGGCACTCTGACGGCTCAAGCCTTTCCACAAACATTGCCAGCTTGTCATCTGGCAAATGTATGATTTCTTTTGCTAATTCGGCGGGTGATTCGCTTCGCTTTCTTGATAGCCACCTTTCGCGCAAATCGTCAAGATTATGCGCCATTGCGCGAGACCCTTGCGAAGAACTACTGGTAATCATCACTCCTCCCATTTCATCGCCGGTCGTGCGCTGCCCTGGCGATTATGCACAATTGAAAATCGGCCATCCCTCACGCGGTCAAGTATCGCTGGCGGTAGTGTCTCAGGATCAACATTGGAGGCAAACACGGTTACAGTCTCGCGCTTTAATGCCTGGTTGTATCGCTCGTCCAAAAAATCAAAGCGAAACTCATCTGCAAACCCGGTTTCTCGCACCTTGTCAAGCTCGTCAATTGCCAGAAACTTGATGTCCTTTAACCGATTGAACCGCTCAATATAACCCAAGTTGGCATATGGATCATTGTCCAATTGCTTTTGTTCGCGGAAGCTGTCACGCATCCAATTGATGAGCGTCGAAAATTTGACGTACATCGCGGGCCCGTCACCCGCCTCATTGATCTCATTAACCATTGCCATCAGCGCGACGCTTTTGGCGTTGCCACTGCCGCCCCACAAATACAACCACCCCTTTGGATCATCTATCATCGCTTGGCACTTGTTCAGCATTTCGGCATTGTCATCCGTTTGGGCGATATGGCTTAATCGTATGTCCAGGTCTGATCCTAATAATCCGTTAATTGACTGCAACCGCTCAAGACGCTCAGGGTTGTGGCTTGGATCGTCGCAAGGAATCGGCTTACCAAATTGCGAATGATCCGGCTCGACATCGGCCATCAAAAAGCCTTTGTCACCGCACTTAAGACACATAGGCCGTGGTCTTTCCTGTGGCCGGGTCGAAGACTTTGGACATATGGCCTGTGGTGTTTGCGATTCGGTTTTGCTCGGATGAATCTTGCTTACTACCTCTGCTATTGCTTGCATATCGTTTCTGCTCCTTTCGTGAGCCATTTAACTTATGTGCGGCCAGTGATCTTGATCGCTTAACGCCTTTAATCACACCTCTGGCATACCCCCAATTTCGAGCATCACATAACACCGCCTGCTCAATCGCGTACAAAATCCAATCTTCTGCTGTCTCATCCCCCTGCGGCTGATCGGCTAATATCTGCCTGATTTCGTCAAGTTCCGCCTTAATGCCATCGCTAATTATCGGGCTAATTGCGCCAATCTCGTTTTGGTATGCTTTGCTGATACTGGCAAAACCTTGGTCAATCGGGCCGAAGTCCAAATCAGAGCCATCGTCATAGTCGGGCGCGTGCGTGCGCGTTGTAGTAGTAGGATTCTTTTCTGACTCTATATCTAACCCTAACCCTAATACTATCGGCCCGCCCATCGCTTTAGGTGTTTCTTTAGGTAAAGCTTTGGCTGAACCTTTAGGTAACTGCGCATAGCAATCATCCACTCTACCATTAAGGTCGTTACCTGTCGGTGACTCTGACTTCGCCTCGTTTTCGCCCTTCCAATTATCGGTCAACACTTGCCCCCCCTGGCGGTATCGTTTGCGATCCTGCCAGCCCTCCATTGGCGGCAACTCTGACGGATAGGCCCATTGCGGATGCTGGTACTGCCACCAGTTTAGAATCTGTATGCAAGTCTTAGAGCCAGCTTTGTAAATGGCAATACATTCGGCTGTTTCAATCTCATCCAAGTCGGCTTGCACATCATCGGCTGAAATGTTGTCGAATGGGAAGACGATGGCCTTGACAAGCTTTGGATTGCCCTTGAGCCTTCCTTGATCATCGGCATTACTGATAAGGCCGATGAACAATAACCGCTGCCTGTAGTTCAATTCCATTAATGATTCGCTTTGCCAAAATGCCGGGTCAATCATTCTACGACTTGCCATAACTCCACCTTTACCGCCTCTGCGGTCTATCATATCTCTGTCAACTGTCTGACAGATTGCTTCATTTTTGTTTCTTTTGCTCTTCGGCTTTGTTCGCTGCATCAAGATGGGCACGCAATGTCTTTTCCCAGGCATCTGTCACGGAATGTCCCCTATCTCTATAGCAACCATAGATACCTGACAAAGCGGTTATGGTGATGTCTCCTGAGTAATCCTGGCTTATTTTCCGGTAAACCTGCTCATCTGTCACGGGCACGGTGTGTTTGTCAATCATAATTGATATTCCTATGCTGCCTATCTCGATACTGCCTAATCTCAATGTCCAAAACATTAGCCTCGCTGATAGCCTCACTCAGCATCTTCGCCAACGTTTGCCGGTGCCGATCTTCCAGCACCGCATGCAGGGCAGCACGCAAGGCGGCTTTCCGCTGTGCCAGTTTCCATTGTTTCTCGGTTAACGTTTGCAGTCTGATGTTGTGCATAATAATGGCTACGACTAAGACATATGTCTGACTAAACGTTAGCGGATCAACTTCAATTGATAAATGTTGATCACGCCCGGTCTGCTCAAGGCCCTGGCCCTGGCATCCGCTTTGCTTGGCGCTTCGATCTCGCGCCGCTCGTGAACAAACGCATTTGGATCGTCGGGCTTTTTTGGATTGCGGAGGATGGCAACGTAGGTGTATTTCACACGAACCAGCCTATCGCAAACGCGATAACCGCGATGCCCAGCAGCGGGCCGAAATAGATGATTGCTTCGGTCATCGTGTTGCCTCCAACCGCTCTGGAACAATGCCATCAGCGAGTGATTCCAGCGCATAGCGTATTTGCTCGGTTGTGGTTCCTTCACGGCTAAATGTCGTGCCGTAAATGATCCTTGAGCGCCCTATGATCTGACTAACCTGAGCGAACTCACCTACCCATTGCAGCCGCATTGTTTTGCCGTTTACGCTACCCTGATACCATTGACCAGTCCAGATCAGGCCAATGGCTTTTAATTCGTTGCTCATTTCGCTACCTCTATTGAGACATCGGAAACAACTTCATTTCCCCACGAATCCCAACCGGGCCAAGGGCGGCGCGCAAACATCTCAAGATATTTTCTCCCAGGGTACAGCGCCTCGATTTTGCGGTATTGGTCGTCTGGCTTGCGGCTATGCTCCATCACGGGTGCATAAATCAAAGACAAGATTCCTCTATCTTCTGGTGTTCCTAACCCTTTCCCTCTTGTAGCCAACAAGCACACTTCTGCATTTGCTCTGGTGTAGTACCCCATTCCCATAAAATGCCCGAACCCGCTAGGATTCGACTTTATCCACGTCCAAGCCTGTGTCTTATACGAGAATCCCCAAGCATCAATGACTGACAATGCATCTTTTAAGATCGGGAAAGTGATCCACATAAAAAGAACAGAGTCCTTGGCGGCTGGGACTGAAATAGAACACAAATCGTCAATGCTCATCGTGTTATAATGCGACTCAGCACTTCGGCCTTGCCCAGTGTCTTTATTCCAAACTCGAAAAGCCCACGGCGGATCAGCCAGAATAACATCATAATCGGTCATCGTGTCACCGCCTCAAATTCAACGACCCACACCCACGGATTGCTTTTGTACGGATAGCCACGCCTTGCGTTGAGGCCGTCCCACAGATGTTCCCACCATCCATACATGGCGTGAGACATTCCGTTGTTGTTTTCCTGCCAGTATTCAGCGGGGCAGCCCTCTGCCTTGATGTCGTCAAGGCTGGCTTCGTGCAATCGCTCGATCCTGATGTCAGTCAATCGCAGCGTCAGCCGAGATGCCCAACGGGGCATAAATATGCTCGGCATCCATTTGGGCGGCATTGGCAAATCGGGGTCGGGTGTTGCTCTGTTAATCAAGCTCCAGTTATATTGGTCTCTGCTATCCCTGGGTACTTCGTGCCACCATTGCCCCGAGTGATTTTGAGCTTGCCAAGTTTCACGAATCCACAACGTATCCGCTGTGCCATCGCCGTAAATGCTGCCATATGGCGATCCCTTTGCCCCATACACGTCATTGAACAAATGGTCTTTCATTGCCTCTACTGATAGATACATTTGACCATCGTATTCAAATCCGAAAGTACATTCAATTGGTTGAGGCTTGAATATGCGACGTGTATGTGTTTTCTGGCCTGACAACGTAGCGCGAACCATTTCGCCACTCATCAAAAGCGGTTTCTCAGCCATTTTGCACCGCCTCTCGTCGCTCAGCTATCGCATCCAAAACGACCTGTGATCCCTCACAGTCAGGATTAGCCAAGCAGCGGATAACCCAGGCGGCGATGGCAACATCACGGTCACACACGGGCAAGGCCATCTCGCTATACTCGAAGGATTTTAGCCCGGTCGGGCCGTTGATCACCTTCTCGCACCAAGCAGAAATGCTATTCTCAGCCATTTTGCACCTCATCATTAGCCAATTCCAGCAACACATCAGCGTGGCACGGTTCTCCAGGCTTGCACCAGCAAGCTAGATTTTTTCCTCGAAGATCGGCAATGTTATTCAGTATCCATTGCCGCCGATCTTCCAAGTCAGGCCGGGGTGATGGATTGGTGCCTTTAAGCCACTGGCGAAAAGCTGTCTTAGCATACAGTTTAGCAGTGGCTATGATGGTTAAATCCGAATCCTTCCAGTTAAACGGATTACCATATTTACTCGGCCTACTCACGATCACTGTATTCCCAGGCTTGCGCCAGCCCTTAGTTCGCTTTAGGTGGATGCGCTTTGGTTTCTCAGCCATTTTGCACCGCCTCCAGATTATTCTCGCAGTACCAGCAATGCCCATCTGCCGGTATGTCAATCTGGCAATCGGGGCAGGTCACAATGCCGGTGCGTTTGGTGATCGCCTTGTATTTGACTTCGCCAATCTCATCGCGGGTGAAATGCAGAGCCACCACATTCTGAGCGAAGAACACGCAGCCATCCGACACGAATGAGCAGACACAGCCATTGGCCAGTGTTATCTCGACCAAGGTCTGGTCGTGCTTCGGGCCCAACTCGGCTATCCGGTTGTCAACATCAGGGGATTGTGTTATACTACCGTCGAATCGTTTTAACATCTCGATTTCCTTTCAAACGCGCCATAGGGTTGCAGCCCTACGATTGGCGCGTTTTCTGTTGCATTTGGGCCAAAATAAAAAGAGGCCCGGTTAGCGTTCGGATGACCGGCCAAGGTCGCAACATTCGAAAATGTCCTAATAGCTAATCGAGCCTCTTGTATGATAGCAATGGTATTAACTTTTGACAACAAAAAAATGTTGCTCAGAACGTTGGCCGGTCTTTTATATTCTTGACTATGATTATACCACATCTGAAACCCGATTTCAAGCATCATTTTTCTCACCACTTGCTATTTTGTGTATACTCTGCTGTGCCGTGCAATTCGACATCCAGCCCATCGGCCCGACGCTCGAAATACCAAGACAAAGATTCGAACAAGCGCACTAATTTGCGGTACAAGCGGAGCCGGAATCGGCGGCTGATTTCAAGCATTGTTTTTCTCTGCGATCTTGTAGAAATTGGTAGGGCGTTGCTGCTTTCTGCCATCACGCCTCGTGTGATCAACCTGCTCAGACAGCAGCACTTTGCCGCACCACGGACACCACCAATGGCTTCGGCTTGGCGGCGCATCACCGATTGACCACCATTTGTTACACTGGCCACATTGGAAATGTGATAGGGTTTCGATTGATCGCTTGAATGTGTTGGTTGGTTGGCTATCTGACATAAAAATCCTAATTTCGTCGCTTCGCTATGTCTATTGCTTTGTCGAGGGCACCGATCTTCTTTTCCAGGTGTTCAATATAAGCCTTCCTGTATACCTCAGTGACCTCGATCAGATTTTGGCCCTCGCACTCTAGCGGCCACTCCTCGATCCTGTAATACCCATCGCCAAATCCGACGGTAACATTGTTGATTTCGAGCCACCTGACAGCCTGCTCTAATGTGTGTATTTCGTGCTTGTTATCTGACATAAAATCCTTGTCCACATCGCCAGATGACGCATCGCCACCGAGCCGGCGTCTGTCGCTTCGGCGTCTGTCGCTTCGGCATCGGGCAACTACATCTCGGATCGTATCGTCAACGCCCTCGGTTTCTATGTTAACGAAAGTGGTCATAATAGCCTCAAGTTTTCGCCTTAAATCTTTTGCAGTTTGAGGCATGATGATAAATTCAGTCTCTAAAGCGTCAATGGCGGCTGAGACTTCTGCCGCTAACTGAAATGAATCTTGGACCTGGCTCATATCAACGGCGTTTGTCATTTGTCCCAACCTCATTATCAATAATCATCCGCGCCAGTTGCTTGGTTCGCATCCGGTTGTATTTCCGCTTGCGCCTCGACTTCGGATGACGCGCCAGGCAATAGCGGCCATCGGATTCGCGCCGGTAGATTTCCTGGTCTGGCCTTGCGGCGCGTTTGGCTTGCCAATACGTGCCGAATGATTCTTTGTACTCATCATCGCTGGAGTGGACTGGCTTAAACGTCATCTCTACACCTGCACCGCGCCAAAACAGCCACTAACAACACACAGCACAATGCCGATAAACACGATGGCAAGATCAGCAGGCCCAATGAAATGGCTTGAGCGGTGGTCAGTTGGATTTCTTTTTTGCATTTCGCGCCTTCGGATTCTGACATTTACCGCCGGGCGGTAATGGCTTGTTGTTTGGGTCACTGCAATGTGGGCAGGGTTGCGCCGATTTTTGCTTTGCCATTTTGCTTTGCCTTCAATCGCTCAAGGCTCCTAATGTGCTTTCTGAGGCTGTATGCCCCGTTGCCGTTTTCGTAGCCAGCTTCGATCAATCGCCGCAATGCCCTGCGGCTATCGGCCAAATCCTCATCAATCGTTTTTTGCTTCACGTCGCTTTGCCTTTGCATCTATTGCGGCCTTGATCGCCGCTCGTTTGAGTTCCAATACTGGCACCACTGACAGCAGCCCCGCCTCACGCGCTTCGATGATCTGCGCGTCAATCGTCACCAGAAGCTTTGTCGTTGGCTCGCTTCTCATTGCGTTCCATTCTCTCGTTTTCATCTAGTATCAGTTTGATGCCTTCGGCCAACTCAGGATCAATGTTTCTAAGGTCGCCTTTGCGGAAATGATGGCTGGCAAAGATCACGGCGAGCTTGGCTGATAGGGCTTCATTGTGGAATTCGTCCAATGCCTTGCGGAGTTTTGGGTTTAGGCTGAATTTCATTTACACTGATCTCGGCTCGACCATCCCGGCCTCATTCGGCGGCAATTCGCTCTCACGAAGCGGAAAAATGCGCTCTGGATTGATAGCATCATCCAATGGCGTTCCTGATTTCATTTTTCGCAATCTGCCAACCGTGCCGTAATGAGCGCCGTTAATGTTGATACCGCACACATAGGTGATTTCTTCGCCCGGTTTGTCTGGAATAGCGGGGCCGCTGTGATCGTCATTGAATGGCGTTCCACAATTGATAGAAATTGTCATTGTCATAAATACAAATGTTGTTTCAATCAATGTCCACATATTACCCCCTCACGCACCACGCTAACCCGCAGCCGCAAGCCAGCAATAACATTGACACGACCTTGAGCGACACGCGATAGATCATTAATTGGCTCTTGAGGTGCATTAGCTCGATTGCTAAATAGGCGCTCTGATCGTCGCTGTAAATGATGCGGCGCAATTCATCGGCTGGTGTCATAATGCCCCGATTTCCCTAAGCGCCTGGTCAACCGTGAGCCAAATAAAATATTCACCACCAGCGGACTCGATGAGCGCCTTGCATTCCGCTTCGCCCTCAGTCAGCATTGATTCGACTGGCTTGCGCTTTGGCGCTCGAAGTGGGTTTTTAATCTCGGCTGGAAAATACCTGCCACGAAACACAACCAGAATATCGAAGGCGTTTTTTAATTCGTGACAATGGATGACAGTTGCCCCCACTTGCCGCAACGCCTCAACTATTTCGGGCTGGTTTTCGTCAACTCTACTCGCCACGTTCAAACCACCTTGCCAGCAACAAAACCATCCCGCCTCCTGCAACCGATGTCACGCAAAAGAACAAAACTCCCCAGGCTATCCACTCTAATATTTGCATCATCATAAACTCCGCCTTTCAACCTTCCGCGCCAAATCGCGCAATGATTTCGCCTCGATCATCGTGTAAGCCAGAATCACAGCCTCAGACACAGCCGCAAGGCCGATGAAAAATAGGCTTATGATAATTGCTTGAAATGCGGTCATTGATCCATCCTCTGTAATTTGCCAGCAGCGATAGCAAGCGCAATCCAGGTGAAGAAAAACCAGGATGTGAAACACGTTGCGATCATTAAACACCAATTCATCATTCACGTGCCCCTGGGCGGCGCGGGCCGAAAGGAGGAAATACCCGCGCCGCCAAGCAGAAGGGAGGAGCCGCGCCCCGGTAGCAAGATGGCATTACGGCGCGGCCCTGGTAGTTGTCATTTGTCGTCAGGATAGCAATCAACATCACTCAGTTTTATGCCAAGCCTCAAGGCATACCGGATAGACTGGATAGTGCGGCGGCTGGGGCTGCGCTCGTTTTTGCTGACAAGCTCCTGAGAAATACCAAGTTTGTCTGCAAGCTGCTTTTGTGTTAGCCCCATCTCTATGCGCTTTTGCCTGAATAAATCTGCTAACATCTTTTGAAACGCTTTCCAATCCTTTGACATCACAGCCTAATGGTACTAGAATACCAGCACGCAATCTTAGTATGTTTGTGCTAAGACTTTGACAATAACGAATCTTTATCTAAAATTGAATTAGGGGAGACAAGCCGCAAGCGGATTGCGGCGGGAAGTGGGCAACAAAATAGCGGAGCCTGGTGAGCCTAGCGGCTTGCCTCGTTTTTGGTAGAGCGATGCTTCACCCGCAAAAGTTTCGCATCGCTCTTTTATTTGGTTGCGGGTACGATGTGGCTGCTATAAACAAAAAAACCGCTAACGGTTAGCGGTCGTAAAATAACGCGCTAACCATAGCGGTCTAAATCTGCATTATCAGTATTCGGTTAGCGTTTGACATTGGTCGTAATGACATTTGTCTTCACTCCGAATTGGCTCCGAAAATTTACGGAACATTTACGTAGGATAGTCCCTACATTGTATAGTTGATTTTAATTTAGGTCAATTGACACTCTCAAGTGTCACGCGCTGGCCAGCGCCCCGGCTCGATCCCCCCAAGCCGTGAAACCATTATAGCACACTCGTTCAATATGTTCCAAGCCGAACATTTGTTTTTGGTTGAAAATATTCTGCTAAGAACATTTAGAGTTCGTTTTTTTTCTCGCGGATAAACCGCTCTGCCGATTCTTGCGGAATAATCCACTGGCCCACAACGGGCGGCAACCTGTAAGCGCCGCTAATCTCACCAGAGGCGCACAGCCGCCTGATGTGCTGCCTGGTGTACGGCACGCCCTCACTTTTGCACAATTGTTCCATCGTTTTCGGTGTCAGGTCGTTTTCCATTGCGCTTCCAATCTATAATTTCCGATTGGAACATTGTATCAAATTTTAAGGTTAAGGCAAAACAAAAAAACCGCTGCAAGCAATACCGGGCCTTGTGGCCTTTATGGTCATCGCTCGAAGCGGTCTAGGTTCTAGGCTGTGCCGATCTCAGCGTCAAGCCAGCGTTGGCAGAAGATCGCGCTGACTGTGTTGTAATGGTAGCACGCTTGGCGCGATTTGGTCAAGGTGGAAATGCTGAGGGTTTGTGGCAACAAAAAAGGCGGCTGAGTTGCCGCCTCTTGGTTAGTCGCTTGATACAACGCGCTTAATCCAATTCCAAGTACGCCATTGTCTAGTATTGTATAATTCAGCGTTCTCATCATACCAGATACCAAACGCATTATTCCAAATTACGACTAGGTACTGATTAACGTAATCCTCTTTTGGAATATAAAACCAGTACAGACCGATGATGCACAGCCCGCTTGGCAGAAACAATCCGATTGCATTATTCATTCGCGGGTTTTTGCGCTGATTATCGCTTTCGAATTCATCAATTACATTTTGGTGACAGGGAGACCAGTTTAATGTCCACATTATGATAATGCCTTTCGTCTAACGTATTGGCTAAAATTCTCGCCTGTGCCATCAATAGCCATCTCAATTTTAGCTATCTCGGCCTCTGTGAATCGGATTGATTTTGATATTGTACCACCATCATCTGCTGCTGCCCCCACTATTGAGGCCAGTATAACCACATCATCATCTCTCAAGTCGTTCTGTGGATTGTTTAGCGCATCGCTTACGGTCAGGTTCACCCGTTGCTGCAAGATCGGGCTGTTAGCGTTGGCGGCTTGGATAGTTTTAATTGCGTTGTTTGCGGCGCTCGATCCACCACGAGCTATGATGATCTGCATCGCCTTTATAATTGCTTGTTTATCCATTGTATGCCTCGACTGATTGAATCAGTTCATCGCAGAATGATTTTACTTTTTTAGCAGATAGTGGCGACCACCATCCAGAATTAAGTGTCTGCCACTCGAATACTTCAATGACATTTTCTCGATAGGCTTGATGTCGATAATCGTGGCTAGTGTTTCCAACCTTTTCCAGATAAATTCGCGTCGATGCGTTTCGTGTGCTTGACGTGCTGCCACCCTTGCTGATCTGCAATCCCTTGGCATTGAGCATTGGAGCCAATTTTTTGGCGGTTTCGTCGATCTTTGCCAGGGCTTTGGCTTCGGTTCGTTCGGTGTATTTGGTGGGCAACTCACTGATTACATTTGCGATTGATTGAGCTTTCATCTCAGTTTCCTTTCGTAACTAACTGTTTATTTGTATTCTATTGTAGCACAAAAGAATACGGAGTCATATAGGCCATTTAGCCTAATACATATGTTCTATGCCCCCTCGACCCTCCCAACATCCACACACCAGCCGCGCCCCCGCTGTCCCATCACCCCCTCGACCTTTACGCAATCACCGGCACCAGCCGCGCCTACGTCACCCCGACACCACCATTCATTACCGCGATCATCGACGATGTACACATTGCAGATGCCGTCACGCCTGACGATGCGCCTGATCTGTCCGCTGACCACAATCTGTCCGCTGACTGGCATCGGCTTGCGTTGGCTGTGGTACAGACGACTAAAAGCCGCGGCTATTTGCGCCTCCGGTTCGCTCTCGGCTGATTCGCCGGTCAAATGCCTGATGAGTTTCGTGCCTGGTCCACTAATGCGCCACAGGAAACAGGCCACGTAATTCCTGGTCATCGGAATGCCGTCATCGTGGTATCTAAATGTGACAGACACCTCAACATAGCTATGCTCAGGCAGTACGCCGATGATGGCATAGCTCAGGTTGGCCGGGTTGACGGTCGCCGCCTGCATCTGTATCAGGCGATTATCGGCACTACTGCCCACGCCAAGCGGTGACATAAAAACACAGTCATCGGCTATCAGGTCACGCCATTTTTGCCAGTCTGCGGCGCGAAATGCCTCGTAATATTCGGTTGTTGCTTGTCTCAGCAATCCCTCAACGCTCATAAAAAAATGCCTCCATTATCGAGGAGGCATTATATCAGGAAATCACGGTGTATCTGTTGGGGGTCTATCAGGTGTCTATCGTTTGTCTGTCACGTTGCGGCAAAAAAGGCGGCTGGGGTGCCGCCTCTTGGTCGCAAGAAACACAAACACTGTTATGTTTCCCGTGACTCTCTGCCTCTTCGACTTCTCGCGCCTTCGCTTGAGCGAACAACTCCCAATTGTTATCTGACGGATTACTGCAAAACGCTTCCCAAGCCGCATCAGCTTCTACTGCTAGCATTGATAATTCTTTTTCCATAATTCGGCTCCCTTAGTCGACTAAACTAGTAGGACTTAATTTTCGTTAAGTCACATCGACTTTCGATAAAAGTGATTTCACTTCTCTGTATATTTCATCGCGTGAAGGCAAGACATATTGATCCGGCCAATGCTCTAAGACGCCGATGGTTTGGTCTACGGCATTCGCAACGCTAACTTTGATAGCAAATTGCAAATCTTGAGTTGCGCCTTCGTGCCAAAAGCCACCCGACTGAGTTACCCACACGATACCGTTCAGACAATCCATATGGACATATCCGTTTATTCTCGATTGAAATGTGTCTCCATCAATGATAACTCGATTATTTCGCCGCTTCACCCTGGCTTTTAGCACGCCAACTTTGGTTGTAAAGAAACCTTCTATTTCGTCGCCATCTTCTAAATTTCGGCACTCTGCCAGCAATGGGGAAGGCCAGACCATACTATCTAAATCCTTATAATCATCTATTTCAAATTTCATCACGCACCTTCTTTATGATTGATTCTGGATTTCAGCAACTCGTTAGCCATATCACACCGCCTTATTGACCGTGATGGTATCATTGTGGGCACCATCTTTACTTATATTTATTTCTAATTCGTAATGGTCTACAATGTACATTTTTAGGATTTTCCAAAGTTCGGTCAAGGTCTTTAATTGCTGGTAATTGTCGCCGCCTTTGAGTTTGAATCTGCATTTAAGTTTCATTATTTGCTCCTCTAAAAGACTTAAGTAGGTTTATGTATTATTCGATTAGCCCAAGCCGCTGGGCTAACTCCTGTATCGCTTTTCTGATTCCTGCATCGCGGCTGATGTCTAATTTCTTGGCTATCTTCCAGGCTAACTCCTGATCTTGGCCGTATAGCCTCACGTTGGTTCGCTTGGCGGTTTCGGCTTTGGCGGCGTTCCGGTTGCCAGCCGGTGCGCCGCCTTTGCGTTTAGGTTTCATCTAATTAGATTGGCGATACAACGGTGCATCCAAAGTCATTGGCCACTTTTTTCAATTGATCAACATCTGATGTCCAAATCTCTTCGCCGTCGCCGCTTTGTTCATCGGCTGGTATAGTAGTAGTAATATTCAGAGTGCTAACGTACTTCAAAAAATCAACAAGTTGGTCACTATCGTTTGTCCAAAAAACACTAACCTTAATCATCATTTTGCTCCTTTTTCGGCTAATACTGCATCACTTAACTATCTAAAGTATAACCTATTTTAGTTGTTTTGTCAACCCCAAACAACTAACTTTAAGGTTAGGAAACATATTGCCCTTAATGCTAATCTCGACCTCTCTGAACCAAAGCGGCCATATCGCATCGGCTAACCTGGCTCTCAGTTGATTGCTATTTAGTTGTGGCTGGTTGCAGGTTGGGCACGGTTGCTCTATCATATCTGATAATCACCTAGCAATTGCTCATAAAAATCATAGATCAGCATCGCCTCACGGTTACTGGCATCGACCATCATTACCAGTTCGGGAAGTTTGCCGTGCCATCGAACTATGGCAATCTGCAACGTTTGCCCGTTGTCGCGCTTTGCGAGCGACAATGTTTCGCTGCCGCCAATCCTGCGCCCTTTGTAGTAATGATACTCTATTTTCTTCCACCACTGCGCGTCATATTTCAGCCACGCTCGCCACTCATCGTATGTGATGCCGCAATGGTTGGCGCAACCTGAACAGGCACAAGCCAGAAAATCATCCTCGTTTTCCGGCTCCCAGCCTTCGCCGCACCAGTTGCGTTTGAAATCATCTGGCAGCGGTGCGAGTAGTCGCTTAATCTCTGATATTGTTTTCATTGAGTTTTCCTGAGAGCAGTATGCCAATCTTCGTCAATCCGTCAATCTGTCCCCGCCAAAACATCTGTGCGCGCTCGAATCTAACCGCATCACCAACCGATTCGGCCTTGCTCGCCTTGCGCTCGAATTCGTCAAGAAACTCTTCCCCGATCTCCTGTATTGCCCGCGCTATCAGCAGTCGGATGTCGTCTGTTCCAGGTAGCGATACCAGATGATCGAGCCAGTCACTAGCCGCTTGGCACTCCTCACCGACATCATTCTGATTTTCGCTCAGGAATGATAGTGCGGTCTGGATTGTGTCATAGTGGCTCATCGGGTGCCTCGCTGGCTATAAAATTATTCTCAATCAAATGCCGCTTGATTATGGCTGTCATCAATGCCATAAGTCGATCAAAATCGCCATATACATGCGAGGTTTCATCTAATACCATCTGAGACGAAACCCGCTCTTCGCTATCGACAAACATTCTCACCACTATTTGATGATGCCGATGATCGAGCGGGTCAGGATGATTGCGCGCCGCCGTGATTGTTATGCGCTCGATTGGCTTTTTTTGCGCCTTAAACATCATTCGGCCTCTCTGGATTGTCCGTGAATATCAATAATATCCACCATTACAGGCAAATCAAATCTAGTCAGTTCGTTGCTCGTGTATCGGTTACGCAAATCGACTGATGTGCTGATAAGCCTGCATTGCTCCCAATGGCCGGTAGCAATAGGCAGGCCGCAAGATTCGCAGGTCATACTGGCTATGCTTTGCTCGAAATGGATCGGACGATTGCTCATCATTCGCCCTCGCTTGCTGTCGTTTCCAGCGCAATTTCTTCGATTTCGCAATCCTCGCAGATGAGAATAGTTTCGTGTTCGCCAGCCACGTTTTTTTGCTTGCTTTTCCACAAACTAGCTGGCATCTCAGCAACGTGTCCGCAAGAAAAACGAACTGTTACGGTTTCGCGCTCTGGCACACCCATCCAGGCATCATTGAGCGCAGCGGCTAATGTGTCGCCCTGGCCGTGATAGGTGTCACTATCGCCAACCTGATTAACTGCGATCTCGAAATGCCAATCGTCGCCAGGGCTGAAAGTGATTTCGTATCCTTCGGCTATTAGTTGGATCATCATCTGTTCTATGTTAGTCATTTTAGGTTGTCCTTTCAAGTATTATTATAAGGCTATTAAAAGCTATTAGTAGTTCAGGTATCATTTTGACACTTGTATACAAAGGTCATTTTGATACTGTCGAAAACTTCGTGAGTATCATTTTGATACTTTCGATAATCCTGCCTGGTCATCCGGTGTCAATGGCTCATCTAAGTATACAATAAATTGCGTGCCTTCATTGCGTATCTTGTCACGACCAGATGAGTATTTTATGATCCGCATATCAGCGATGAAGTGACCCAAAAGCTCGTTTTGGAATGAGCCATCCTTGTTGCGTTTCAAGGCCCGCTTGATTGTCGGCTCCGAAACGCCAAGTGCATCGGCCAGCGTTTTATATGTGGTCTTGGTGGTATTGCGTTGCGATTTATGATGGCACAATTGGCGCAATTCACGAACCAATTCAGACAGCAATGGGCCGAGCAGCGGTCGCCATTTTTCGCGAAAGTAGCGCGTTGCCGCCCATTCTTTGCGATCTGGCTGGATGATGGCGTTTTCTGCGTTATGATATGCACCAACGAACTCGCGTTCGGAATCGTCGTCCGATTCTGCGTCAGGCAAGTGAATCGCCTTCGCCTCAGCCTTCACGAAAACCAGAGTAAAATCGACGCCATGCACGCTCTTGACTTTCTGCCTGACAATGCCTGACAGCCTGTTTTCTATCATTTCCAGATTGGCCGACGCTGGCACCGACACGATGAGCCTGCCGCCGTCAATAGTCGCCACAGAGCCTAAAAAATGCGTGTTGAATGATCCGGCTGGCATCGAGCCTTCGAGCGATTCCAGCACCGCTGGCCATTGACTATCAAACTGATTCGTGCTATCGTTGTCCATAGGAATCTCCTAAATAGTATGCAGTAGCAAAAGCGGCTGATGTGCGTCAGCCGTTTTTGTTTTGGTCTGCATCGTCAATAATTGCCTTGATCCGCTCCAAGACTTCAACGGAATAATCGTAATTATCCAAAGCGCCAATGACCTCGGCTTTGATTTGGCGATGTCGCTGGTATTGCTGATAATCCGTATTGGATTTTATTATATCGTCCGTCAACGGTTCGGCATACGATCTTCCGCTGTTCCATCGTGCTCCATTGTCAGAGCCTATCAGGTATCCATTCCGTTTCCGGAATCGTTTATCTTGGCAAATAACCTGAGTTTTGGTTACTCGATCCACAGTAAATATTTTGTAGTGCATCATTGAACCAAATGAGTGGTGAGGAACCGCTATTTTGTCGCCCGGTTTTACGTCATTCAATACGCTCATTATCTAATCCTTCCCGGCCTCAGCCGTTTTTGTTTTTACGCATCTTCTCATACTGCTCAAGCATCCATTTGGTGCGACCTGAATTGGTATTGCCGTATGGACTACCCGCCGCCCTGTATTTGTCCAGTGACGTGTCAACAGATTTCAGCAAGCGGTTGAATTGCCGATTAATGCGCCAAGTATCAATGATGGCCATTATTAAAGATAGTAGTTTAATCATTGGGTTTCACTCATTCCTTGTGTTCCTGCCAGTCGCAGCTTATACCACCTTGGTCAACAACCACGCACAGCATGCTATCGTCAACCTCGATCAGCCGATATCTTCCAGCGACCTCTATAGTTTTTATACGTTTGTCGCCAGAGTTTGATTGTGCATCTTGCCGAGGCAATGGCGCACAGCTTGTGAGGAGCAAGGTCATTGCCAATATGATGGCAATCGGTTTCATCCCGCCTCGCTTTCGGCGTTAGCCGCTTGGTCTAATGTGCCAATGCTCGCGTATTTGATTTCGCTGTGCCTAATACGCATATTGCCAGCCCAGCCGAAATGAATTTCATACAATTGATCTGACGGATTCTCAACCGCTTCTAACAGTTCTCGGATTCTGCCAATTGACCCATTATTCGTGATGACTGTATCGCCCTTTGAAAATCGTTTCATTGCTCTAAATCCTTTCATCTAATCGCGTCAACAGATCATCAGCGCGGCTATCATATTTCGATTTCAGTTGGCCCATTCGTTCGCGCAACTCGGCGGCGGTTGCTGGAACCAAACCTGGATCGGCCATTACAATCTCGGTCTGCCGATGCTGGTAGACATTTTTGCACCAGCGGATCTCGTAGGCGATTTTAGGACTACTATCAGATGTCAGGACATCCTCAATAATGCCAACATAGGCATTGTGGAATCGTACAATATCACCTGGCTTGTACATTATTCATATCCCTGTGCTAGTAATTGCTCGACCATGTCGACACTTCGGTTTCGGGCTTTTCTCGGGCCGTGCCTACGATGTAGTCGAATTCAATCACTGGTGCTCTTTGAGAGACTTCTTTTAGGATTTCCGCGAACCTGTTTTGACATTCTTTTTCGGTGCCTTCGAACAGGAGAAGATCGTTGGAAATCGTTCTTCCCTCATGATTCCACCAGGCCCCGATTGGACCTGACGCTTTGATCTCGCACTCGAAGTCATCGTATTCGTTATTGTACTGAATCTGGATCAGTGATCCAGTATTGATATTCAGAGCTCTTCCGTCTCTAACCATCCACATAATTTTTCTCCTGTTGGGCCTTGCCTATTTTTATCAGACCAGTGTTTTCATTCTCTACAAAATACACGCACATTACAAAAACCTCGCTACATATGCTATAGTAGCCTTGTTACCCCTTCGCCCTGGCTTGGTGGTCGAGGTGAGGGCGGTAACATTTAGCCACTATCAAGCAGTTTTATTCTCCACTTCCAAATCATATAAATCAGTGACAGGAACATCAAGCGCCGTTGCGATGTCCAGCAACGTGCCGATTGGTGTTGTCCGCTTGATGACTGCCTGATTCTGCAAGCGAAGCACCACGCGATAAGTCAGCCCGGTTTGCTTGCTGATTACGTGCGGGTTTGTATCTCGTTCCTTTATTAGCTGCTTGATTTTATTCCGCATTATCATAAGCCTCCTTTCGTAATAAGGTGATCTTACTATACCATAGTGTTCACGACAAGTCAACCACGAATGTGTATACATATTCAAAGTTAGTACTTGACAATGTATACACATTCGTGGTATAATTCTCATACAGTCAAGCAACACCAGACTGGGCAGACCCGTAAGCACATCGACACCACGACAGGCACAAATCGGGCGGCAAAAAGGCCGACAACTGATCGTAGAGGACTAGACCGCGTAAAGGGAACCGAACAGAGCAATAGCCGCGAAGTAGCTCTAAAAAAATCGGCTCAGAGGGTGGAAGCCCCAAACGCAAAGAGGCCGGTGGTTGTGATGAACCACCGGCCCCGATATCCAAAACCAACGTGTAATTAGTAAAGGATCGTAAAATGACTGTAGCACAACTAGAAGCACTTGACAAACCGGGCCAATCGGCTTGTCTCATTAATGGTCGTCAAGGATGGCTACCAACCCATAAGGAAATGCTGGAATATCTCGGCATCATCCCCTTGGCCGAAGTTTACGCAGAAGCATCAGACGCGATGCAACGCCAGATGTCGGGTAAGCGATCCGAGCCAGTCGGGGAGGCTGGCTATCTGATCAGTAACGATGTCATACCGTTCTAGGGGCAAGGCACAATCAACGGTTTGCGCGTGGTGTCAGCGTGAGGCTGGCATCACGCCAAAGGCAAATGAAAGTCACGGAATCTGCGAGAAACACGCAGAACAAATGAGACAAGAAATCGAGGCCGCGAGGCGGCGAAAGAGGAAATGATGGACAATACACATTTAAGCGGCGTTGAGTTTGCCAAAGAATTGCAGCGATTGCAGGACGATATCCATTTGTCTATCAATGGTCTTCATCATTCCTACGCTATTCAGCAGATTGTGGCTACTGAACTTTCAAAATCATCTCTGAACGTTACCGCAGATATTGCAGCCAGGTTAATCGCCGTTGCTTATGTCAACGGCATCGACGATGGGAAAAATCAACTTAAAGAAGATATTAGCAACCTGTAAACAAAATAGCCGCTGGCAACCGTCAGTGGCGAGTATAAATAGGAGTAATAACAATGGCTAAGAAGAAACAAGAACCAACCGTGATTATTGATGAGAAGGACAACGATGTATTATCATTTTTGTTTGATGGCGATACCGGGCCAGATGATAGCGATTATTGGCAGGAGCGATATAAGCGAATCCAGTGGAACAACAAAGAAAAATGCTGGGAATTTCCCCTGGCACATTGGGCGGGGACTTACATCGAACAAGCCTATGATGTGCAGGACATCAAGCATAACAAAGGACAATCCGTTGAGAGCGGGATGCTAGTCCCTGAGATTTCATTGTCCGTTTTGTCATATCGGACGACCTGGGAATCCTACATTGACGAAAAAGTTGTCTACACTGCCAAGCCCGATTTTGATGATGGCAACACATGGTCAAAGCGTTACAATTTCTTGGTTATGGCTAAGGTCGACGATTGGGCGTGTGACGAGCCAGTTGTTGTCACAGTCAAAGGTCACACCGGCGCATATCTGGAATCTGGCTTGAACAGTTACCGAAAGAAAATGATACAATTGGGGATTTCGTTGGGTGGTCAAAAAATGCCAGGGTATGTATACTGGTGCGCGATGTCAGCCGGTGACGAGCAGCTAGTCGGCAAGCGCGAAAAATCCGAGATTTATCCACCTGCACCCATCATCGACAGCATGACCGACTTAAATGATGATGCTATTGGAGCCTTGCTATCATCGGCATATATCGGCCAGGAATTACATAGCCGAATCAAATCCGTTTTGTTTGATGAAGGAGAGCAATGGCGAACAGAGCATATTAATGCACCGATGTTGGGAAGCGGCGATCCGCCCGAACCTGTAGCCGAACTGTTGCCCGGTGGCGTTGTGTTTTTGCCTGACCTGTCAAAGGCGAGTAAAGGCGACTGGATTAAATGCGCTATGTCAACCGGCATTTTCCGTCACGAGAAACACGCCGGGAACGCATTGGCCAAGGTTCTGACCAAGGTCGGATACGGGTCTGGCAAGGCCGAGCAGTGGGAAGCATATCGTAGCGATATTGAACGGCGATACGCTAAGACAAGCGAGGCCGATGAAGAAATGGCCGAAATTGTAGAACGTCAACGGATGTTGACTGAGTAGCATAACCCAATCGCCAGCGGCTTCGGTCGCTGGTGGAAAGTGAGAGAATGATGCACATCTTTACGACAAATGAAGTTGACCGGAAAAACGTAAAAAACCGAGACAAAGTGCCAACCGCGTCGTTGTACGATGTCGAGCGGAAAATCCAGTATTGCATGTGGATAAACAATGAATTGATCCGGCTCTGGCTGTACGTTCCCGGCACAATTTCGGAAAACGATTATCCGCAAGTGAGCTATGAAGATCACGAGGCATTAGACTTTTGGGAGCAATTGTGCGACATCGTTGAAAGTGATGGCGACAATTTTCTGGTAGTATCCGCAATGCGAGAGGTATTGACCGCTGGCCGTGATGCCTGGATGGGACCGGAGCCAGAACAAGAATAGCACCGATAATGGTGAAAAGTGAGTGAGATGATGCCAAACTTAGGCGATATGACAGTTGATCTTGAAGAGAGCTATACCGACGATTACGAATTGCTTGCGGTGCTGAAATCTGTCAGGGCCGATATCCTGAATTTGCACAAACAAGCGTGTGAGGTTGGGATGACAGACGAAGTTTACACGCCGCTGGCTAAAATGATTGATGCCTTGAAGGAGCAGGCAGAATAACCCAACGCAAACCAAAAGAGCCTAGCGTCTGCTAGGCTCTGAGCCATATAACTAATTGAGGTAGGATATGACTATGGAAAGTATACGCAAGTCACCCGATTTTAACAACCTAATACCAGTCGGATTCGACCCTGGCAACGGTTTCGCCAAAATCGCGTTACTAGGCAAAGTCGCCAAGCTTCCAGCCAATTTCAGCTACACTCAGCCCGATGGCGAATTGTCGGCCAAAACGCTGGCCAGGATCAAGCCCAAAGCTTTTTCAATTATCGCAGATGGCCGCGAACTGTGGTTCGGCCTCGATAGCCTGAGCAACGGCAATGGCAGAGCTATCGACCAGGCCAAATATCACGCTGACTATTTGCGCCCATTGTTTGCGGCCTCATTGGTGCAATGGTTCAAACAGCATCGGCAAAGCCCTGATATGTTGGACGGCAAGCGGCTGAATGTTGTGGCGTCAATGCCGCCCGAGCTATACCAGGACAAAGCGACGCGCACCAAAACCGAACGGGCCTATGCTGAAACATTCAACCATCGTATTGACTGGCAGGTCAAGAATAGCCAGGTTGACACGTTTCAGCTATTCACGCAGTTTCAACAGGTCACGCCGGAAACGCTCACGTATATGTCGGTCAACCTGGCTAAAGCTGGCTACACCGTGGTGTTTGACCTCGGTTATGGGACGCTCGATATAGCGATCTTCGCGGCTGGCAGTGACGTGCCAGTGATGACAAAGAGCTTGAATAAAGGATTGCTGCACGCATTTTCGAGCATTAATGCGCTGGCAGTCAACCAGGTCGAACTTGATATTCTGCGCTCCAAATCCTACGACCGGCTGAACGATTACTTCAATGAGGTTCGCACCATCGTGCAAACAGTGACGCGCAAACTGCCTGAGCCATTGAAGCTGGTAGGCATCGGCGGCGGCGTAAATCTGATGAGCAAAGCAGCACGCGATAGCTTCAACCTGGCGTTTAGTGGCTTGATATTTAAGGACGAATTTACAAACGCCAGGGCAAGCGAGAGGGTTGCCAGAAGTGCGTTATAAAAAACTATCGGCTAAATTATCACGCAATAGCCACGCGGATTTGATAGCGTGGCTTGAGCAAAACGACATCAATGTAAACCAGTTGATTATTCATCTACTCTATTGCGCGATGAATATGGGTCTGACCGCCTCGCCCCCTCTGCCAGTCGAGAAACCCGAGGTTGAAACGGTCGGACTAAATGACAGCGACCCGATAGCCGATATAGCCGACTTTTTAGACGGAATATAGAAGCGAGGTGACAGGATGACAGAGGCAACCGTAGATGAAGTTCGCGAGGTATTAAGACTTGCCAAGACCAATCGCGTAATCCGGCAATTGCTTGAGCTTGCCATTATCACGCATTCTGCAACCACAAGCATTGATGAAAACATTGACTACGACACGCTGGATCAGCACATTGCCAATCACATTGACGAGGCTGTGCGGTTGGCACGAAAAAGGAGGCTGGACGTATGACACCGAAGGGATTTGCGGAGCAGTGGTATAGCTGGTCGATTGAAGCCGGTGACGATCCCGAGGACGTTGAGCGCAGGATTGCAGGCTTGGCGGCTGAGATAGAAAAGTATTTCGTTTCGCGCAAAACATATGATGCCGTGGTTGAAAATTTCAGAGCCTACGTGGACGCTATGACACCTATCATTCAGATGATAGAGGATGACAATGACACTCTCTAAATCATCCGATCTGATTGTGGCGTTCTGGCTGTGGCTGGCTTTGTTGCCGGTTGAGCGGTCGATATATCTGTATCGCTCGATCCGTCACGAAGTTATTGCGCCACGGCCAGCGGTATCAATGTGGCTCGACCGCGGGCATTATGCAGCGGTTGCGCTGGTTAGTTTGATTGCAGTAATCGCGATTCCGTCGCCGTTGGCGGTCGCGTGAAAGGTGTAGGAGGATGGCTAAACTAGATTATAAGCAGATGACATTTGCATACGTTGGCGGCAGTATTGCCACAGTCACAACCGGCGCGGTAAGTGCCGGCATATGGTCAATGATCGGTGGGCATCCTCATTATGGTCTGGCCATCGCTGGCACTTGGATGCTGTTTATAGGTGGGCCGTCTGTATTTGTCGCTTCAAATACACTGCTCGAAGTGCTTGGGCAGAAACGGCCAAAGCAGATCAGCGTCAGTCCTGGCAGCAGTGGTCGCAAAGTGCCGATCCATTACGGCGGCGGTAAGACATCGCATGTGTTCCTGAATGAGTTCAACCCGTTCAACCGCAAGCGCGAAGTGATCGAGGTCGAGCCGCCTGAGTTGCCTATGTCGTTTGAAGTTGGATTGCAGGTCGTCACGCTTGATGCGCTCGACACGTTTTTGTATCGCGCTTGGCGCAGGCAATTATCCAACAAGCCAGGCTTGAGCCGGTCATACTGGCTGAACAACCAGCGATGGAAACGAGCCGAATACGAGGCAACTATTTTTTTGCTCAACTCTGCAAATCTGATAGGGGGGAGGGCTGGCAACCAGTCGGGCAAACTCATCGCGCCGCCCAAGTTGGCGCTTGAAGCGATCAAGGCCATCTAGCCCTCCTATCACGTGCGGGCATACGTGGGCTAATGCTTTTGCAACTAGGCCCACAACGACCCGCAACGACCCGCGCCTGCCAGCAACGACCGGCAATTCAAGACCGATATTCAATAATACATAACAACCCTTAAGTATTATAGAAAGGATAACGAACATAATGACTAAACAAGAGGCTTACGGCCTTGCCCTTCAAGCAATCGAATTTACCAAATCAAATGCGTCGCTAAGCAAAGAAGATTATGAAGAGATGACCGAGGCCTCAAAAATTATTGAGGCGCAGATTATTATTGAAAATGTGATGTCACACAAAAACCCGAAAGGATGATCTAATGTCTAAATCAACCTACTACATACCAACCTGCGTCCCAGGAAAATACCGAATTCTAGAATTCGAGCATAATTGCGACGACGACACAACCGCCGCAACTAATGCCGCATTGCTGGCGGCATCCTGTCGCCATCGGCCCAAGCCTGAAACATTCCCCGAAATCCAAATGCTACGCCGCGTCATCAAAATCGCAACCAATCCACTGCCAGCGATCCTGAAGCGGTGCTGCAATCCGCACACGACAACGGCAGAGCCGCAACCGGATCAGCCAGAGCCGATGATACTGGTTGACGGCTGGCCAGTCAGAGCCGAGCAACCAGCAAGGTTATAATGGCCCCAAAGCAAAAGACCACCATTGCGGTGGTCTTTTTTGTTGCTGTACGCTAACGCGGAATTTCTAGTGTCGCGTGCCAGGTCGCCAAGGTAAGCAGCAACACAAGCGAAGGTAAGCAGCAACACAAGCGAAGGTAAGCCAGGGGTTAGGAGGCGCGGAGCGAAGGGGCAACCCGGCACGCAGGAGAGAGAAATTGAACGGAGGTTCATTGTAAGCCACGGGTATTATACCGCATCTGAGGCGAGTTAACAATTGCGGGTTGGTCACAGTTGGCTTACGGTTTACTCACATTTTGTTTATGAAGTTCATAGAAACTCACTTGATTATTTGCTTGACAAGAAATCAAAAATAGAGTATAATTTAGATAGTTAAGCGAAACAGTAGCAAGAAAGGAAACTGAAAGATGACTAACTTAAACCCAAGAGTGCGAACACAGGAGCTCATGGATAATCTGGATAAAGTCTGGAGAAACGTAGAATTCAATAATGAGCCTGACAACGCAATTGATTTAGCATTTATGGAGTGCTTTGCAATGGAATTAGGCGAAGAGCACAAGTCAGATGGGAAACCAAATGATCCACCATTCAAAAATTCAAACCTACGACATGCTTTTAGTGAAGGGTGGCTAGGATGGGATAGAAACGGATTAGCAGTATAACCAATCAAGACCTGAGCCAAGTCACTAAACTGGCTCGAAAGGATCACGAGATGACTACTAAAACCCAAACCATAGCAGGCCACGAAATCACCCTAGAAACCGGAAAGAATTACATCGCAACCAGACCAGCCGCAACCCGCCGTAACCAAGTGTTCACCGTAACAATCATCCGCAACACACAAAACGCCATCATTCAAAAGGGCGCAGGCTTCAAGGTGCGCCGCCTGAGTTACGATCAAGCCAATGACCTGATCAACGCATTTAACAATGGCGATTGCTCATTCTCAGGAAGGGACTGGTAGCCGATGACCAAACACGGCGGCAAACGACCAGGCGCTGGCAGGCCAGCAGGCACGACCAAACCTGACAAGCGCCCGATGCTACAGGTCAGAGTAGCACCCGCAACGCTCGAATGGTTCACGAGGCAGGCAGAGCTAAACGGGATGAAACTAGGAAGATGGTTCGATAAATTAGCAGATGAATGCCGAAAGGCGAAAGGATAGGATGAATGCTGAAAGCCTTGGGTACATTCAAGGCGAATCAATTACCCCCTAGCTGAAGCTAGGGGCATCCTTGAAAGGAAAGACGGTGAAGAAACCCCAAGAGCCTCAATCGAGGCTCTTTTTTTATGCCAATCTAATCACAACCCGATCCGCTTCCCGCTTCACCGTGTCAGTCTCAGTCAGCCCCGCTATAACGATCTCACGCGCAAGCCGAGGCGGCTCGGCTATCGGCTCGCCAATCGGCAACGGGTCAGGCACCACCAAACCCGCCACACGCTGAAATACCACGTAAAACGAGTGGTGGAATAATGTGTTGCCGCTGTCTTCGTCTGGATGGCCCGAATGTAGCCCAGTCACAACTTCGCTCGGCAACTCAGGATCAACCATCGAAACCGAATAGCGTCCGCCTCGCCACATCGGGAAATTGTTAGCCGGTTCGTTTCCGGGCTTGTCCACGCCAAATTCGCGATGGATATCCTCGCCTTCAGCGGCAAGCGAGAATCGGCCAGATGCAAACCGTTTGCCGTCCTCGTCCAGGCAATCGAGGTAGCAGTTATGCTTTCCGCGATTCTCAGTGCCGGTCAAGTGATGCACGCCGATACAACGCCAGTGTGGTATGGTGCCTCGAAGTGCCACAACCCCAACGCCGTACTTGGCATCTGGTATCGGTCGCACCATTGTGGCTCTAAATATGGCGTTGTAGCGTTTGTGGTCGAAGCTCATACCTCAAACTCCAGGTCAGTGTCACCTTGCACCGCGTCACGCGCCGCTGCCTCATCAATAATCGCCTGATACTGTCTGGATTGCCGGGTCAAGCTGGTTTTAATGTGATCCATTACGAAATCGGCAACCGCCTGGTTGTCGTTTATGTTGCCGCTGTAGCCGTTGAGCCGTGCGACGTTGCGAAATACGGTCGCGGCCTTAGTGTTGCTGGCGGTGATGGTCGAAGTTATTGCGCCTGCTGTAAATTCTAATGTTGCCATAATGATCCCCGCTCTGGCTTGCACTGAGGCAAGCCGATAACATTGAGCGTTTTGTAATCGCTCAGACTTTTGGATAGTGCCAAAGCATCAGTCATCCTGTCACCTAATGATATAAATGTGTCACACTTCTGCGCTATATTTTGCACACTTTCCGGCGCAACTAGATTGGCGCAATGTGGATCGCCAGCGATGGCAATGGCGTAGAGGCGGCGTGTCTCAGCCTGGTATCGGTAATCCTGCCAGTAAATGTCAAGGTGCCTGAAATCCTCTGGAACACTGCCAGATTGCACGAAGGCGATTGAGGCGCATAAGAGTGCGATCATCAGCCGAGCAATCCTAGAAACCCGATGCCAGTGCCCCACAGCACGCAAATGACAATAGGCAGTACAATCGAGAAAAACAGGAACCAGGCCACGGCAAAGCCGCCGCCGAATTCAAGCCCATCGCGAAATGTCAGTTTCACTCGTATCGGTTGCTCAACGCTCATGTGTGCGTTTGGCTTTTTCTTCGGCTTTGGGACTGTTGGTTGTCCGTCTTTTTTTATCAAACTCATAGCCAACTTATGACCCCCTCTCACTGTCGCTTCAGTTCGTCAATCTCTGCCTTCAGGTCTTTAATCGCCTGCACCAAGACAACGGATAGCGCATCATAATTGAGTGAGTACAAGCTTGTGTCTTCATTATCAATGTGAGGCACCAATTCAGGCAAGATTTCTTTTACGTCTTGAGCCAGTAGACCAATTTTTCGCCCCGGTCTGGTGGACTTTTCAACGAACTCGCCATCTTTTAACTCGCCATCTTTTCTGAGATATGATATTGGTTTGAGCTTTACAACCTCATTAAGGCCATAGCCGATTTCTTGAATATCAGTCTTGATCCGCTCATCTGAAAATGTAGTCCAGGCTACGTCCGCATAGGCTGTGCCATCCTCTTGGAAAATATAGCGCGTTGTTCCTGCGTCTTTGATCGCGAACAGGTTGCCGCCTGTGTTTACACCAGCTATAGACGTGCCGCTCTTAACATAGGCATTTGCTTCGATCACCGCTGTTGATGTCGTAGTCGTAGTCGTGTCAGCGTTGACGCCATTTAGACCCTGCAACCTGATCGAGACTGGCACATCATCAGCATCACAAGCCGCCTGTAGAAGGTAGCCTCCTGATGTATTCGAGATTGGATATATTGCGCCATAGGTATCAGTCTCCATAATGCTAGTCATACCGTGCGCTACACTGCCGTGTTTGACAGTAAATATCTGATTGCTATTGGTACTAAGCATTGTTAGCCCAGCGGTCATATTGGCGTTGGCCGTGTCATTGATAAAAACGGCTCCGCCTGTGCCGATTCTCATTCGGTCAGTGTTGTTTGTCCTGAACACCATCGGATGATTAGTCCACGTCCCCGCGTAACAAATGCCGCCAGCGCCAGCAATCAAACCCATCTCTACATTGTTCGTGCTATCTCTGACCGCTACTTGCGCCCCGCTGCCATTGGTCGAAACATAAATACCATCAGACGATTGCGTTGGCGTATCCGTGCCCGGCCCAACGTGTAACAGTTTCAGCGGATTGGTATTGCCAATCCCTACGTTCCCTCCAGTCAAAACCCTAACTCGATCCGCGTTATTTGTTCTAAGCACCAAGTCGTGATTAGTCCACGACCCCGCGTAACAAATGCCGCCAGCGCCAGCAATCAAACCCATCTCTACATTGTTCGTGCTATCTCTTGCGCTGATGTGCGTGCCGCCATTCATTGACACATACAAACCATCAATCGCCGATTGAGTCGGCGTATCCGTGCCCGGCCCTACATGCAATTTAGCCAATGGCGCAGTGTTATTGATGCCAACTCTGGTATTAGTGCTTTGGCAATAGACATAATTTGTGCCATCGTTTTTGCGTATCTCCAAGTTGCCGCCATTGGATGACGACCCCGAAAACGGATACAGTGACACCAGCCCAGTCGATTCTGTTACCGCTGCTGTGAGGCCATAGTTGTTGCTACGATAGGAATCGGTTGACTGATCATAGCTGGTGTTTATTTGGAAGCCAGAGGTAATGTCAGCCGAGACGCTAGAATAGGCAGAGCCAATCAGCAAATAATAATTAGCATCGTTCGTGTCTTCACCGCCTGTAATAGACAATCTCGGAAATGTCGGCGTGTTGACGTTCTTAAAGGCGCTGTGCCAGTCTGGGCTGCCATCTCTGGTTAGCCGAAGCGAGCCCACAACCTCTACCGTTTCGCTTGGCGTTTCTCCGTTTGCGCCGCCGAATAATACATTCTGTTTGAATTGAACGTCGTCGGTGACAGTTATATCGTCTGCTGTTGTTGGCTGTGAAGCATTGCCGCCGCCGCCCAATGCGCCTGCGATTCGGTATGGCACATCAGCCGCAGTGATTGCCTGGCTGTCATCGCCGAACAGCGTCCGCATATCGTCAATGTCACTGTGCGTTACGGCTGTCTGTCCATCGTACAATCTGACATAGGCGCTGATAATGTAGTTGGATGCGCTGATCGTCGGATCAGGCGGACGCCCTGAGTTGATACCAGTCGTCGAACCATTGGACGTTTTTACCTTGTTGTCGTCACGGTCAAGATATATTGCTACAAATCGCTGTTGATTGGTGCCGGGCGCGGCGCTTGACAGAGAAATACTAGTCGCGCCTGCAAATAGAACAGTAGCCCCGTCCTTGATGTACTTGAACTTTTTGACATCAACGGTCAAACCACTCGATGTCCCCGGTACGGTTTTGAGCGGTCTCAGGTTAGATACACCGAGCGCAAGCGGATCATAGCCCCTGGTTTGATACGGTGTATTAAAATTAAATTCGATCTCGTGAGATATAGCGTGTTCTGCAACATCGGTAAAATTGTGCCCATTTTCCAAAAATCCGAGGTCTGTATAATCATTGTCAATGATGCCAAGCTTCCCGGTGTAGATATTTGTCCCATACAAAACGCGTTTGCCAACCTGATTAGATCCAGCAAAATTATCAGCCTGCCATAGTGGAGAGGATTCGTTCGTGCTGTTGATGCCAACGGTCTTGAGCCAAACCCGCTGGCTATGGTCGCCTTCTGGTGAGCCATTCGGGCCGTCTGTGATTTCAGCCGGTATAGCCAGACCGTTGCGCCAGTTGTCGATTTCTTCTTTCGCGGCTTCTCTGGCCACGCCTTCTACGGCCCGTTTAATGTCATCATTTAGCGCCATATGATCTCCCCCTTTCCGTTCGCCGCAACATCATTTGTTGCGGCGTTCCAGGTCGCATACAATGGAGCCTGAGCAATGGCGATTTGATCGGCGGCGCTATCCATATTGGCGATGGCTATCCGGTCATCTGATGTATTAATCGCCGCCGCTGAAACGTCGAACGGTAATGAACCAAGGTTTGTCCAGTTGTCGCCACCGTCGCTCGTGTACCAGAGCGCACGAGAGCCGCCAGTTACAAATGCGTAGATTGACTGCTCACTAATCACAATGATCTGGCTAACCCAAGCAGCTGACCAACTTGCGTTGCCAATGTCGGTGTTGTAACTGGCCCCGCTATCGGTTGACAGCCTCAAATACTCGCCGCCGCCCAAAGGCCAGTAGCCGTATATATAGACATAGCCGCCGTTGTTTTGGAATGGCGCTTTACATTGTGCGTAATAGGTGCGTGCATCCCATTGCGCTAGTGTTGAGGTGCCAAGCGCAAATGTTTGCGCTTCCGCAAGATCGCTGACCAATGCCTGAGCGGCGTATATGTTGCCATCCTCAACGTCAAGATAGGTGTAATATATCCGTGTGCCATCACCTATATCAATACTGTGATTGCCCGGTCTGATGTCGTCACCACCAGCGGGTGCTGCAACATCTGTAGTAATAACATATGCCTCAGATGAGTTGTGCGAGCCAAGGATGGCATAGGCGCTGTCCAACACGCCCATTTTGTCACCCCGATATATTGTTACGCCACCAGTGGTAATTGTGTCATCATCTCCCTCTGTAATCGTTGTCCCATCAATCTCAAGCTCGATAACCGGGGCTGAAGTGCCCGATACTGGCAACGTGTACATTATAGCAATATATGAGGCTAAGACCTTTATGCTTTGGATTCTGGACACACTAAAACTGCTAACATCTGTTTCGCCGCCAATGTCGAACGTAGTGCCGTTTAAGGTTAGTATTCGAGTGCGCATTCCAGTTGTGCTATTTATAAAGGCAAATATCATTGCCGTACCGCTGACCTTCGTTACCTCGACTTTATAAATGAATGAAGCGTTGGAAACGGCAATGGTATCAATGCGCTTCTCTGTTTCTGGCGTAATTGCGTGCGTCGTGTCGTCTATGGTAAGGATTTTCCCGTAGGGATAACTGCTGTCGTCCAAGTTACCATAAACCATTAGAGCCTTGGTTTCGCTGTAAACATCAAATGTAGGATTTCCACCAGCATGAGTGTTCGTGGAAACGATCTGGTAGGCTGTTTCTGTATCATCAATCGTTGTCCCGGAAATGGTTAAAACTTTCGCCCAAACTCCGGCACCGCCCGCCGCTCCTGTGTAAAGCATTAATACCTTTGTTGACGTAATAATATTGATTTGCGGACTTTGATATGCTGTTGTTGATTGGTAAACTGTGTTGACAGTCACAACCGTACCACTAACAGACAAAATCACAAAGCGAACATTGCTGGCGCTGTTAGTGTAATACATCAGCACAAAAGCAGTGGTGTCACTCAGTCGTTTGATTTCGCAATAGTTCGGGTCTACACCGGTATTTTCGTCTATCTCGTACTCTGTGCCTGCCGCTGTTGCGGTCGTGCCTGAGACATCAACAACACGAGCATAAAACTTCCTGTTGGCATTGTCCTCATAAACAGCCAACGCCTTAGTCGAAGTCAAGGCAGTAATATCATACGCGCCGCCGGTGCGGCTATCAACCTGCTCGATGGTGCCTACGGTTAAGGTCATCTAGAAAGTTCTCCAAGTGTACGTTGAGCCAGCGTCAGTGGTTTTACATAGATACGTTCGCCATTTGTCGCCCTGATATTCTGCCAGAAACACGATTGTGTCTTCGGTGTAAGCACTGGCTTCGCATTTGACATAGGTCACGGTTGTCGCGGTTGGCGGCGTGGTATCACTATATGTATCTGTCGGATTGGTGCCAGGTGTAATATCAGTCCAGCTAACGCCGCTATCGGTCGAACGTTCGATCCAACCAACGCCGCAAGCGTAATAAATAGTACTGTCAAATGGATCAATCAAAATATCTCGACCCGTTGTCGCGCCCATTCCGGTTGTGCGCTGTGTCCAATCGTTACCGCTGTCAGTGGTGTCATACGGGCCGCTCGTTTCGTCGATGGTCAAGAGTGAGCCTGCTTCGTCGCTATCATACGGCGGCGTTACCGGATCATTCGGCCCGGAGCTGTAGACAGGTACGGTAATGTCAGTCAGGGTAACGCCATCTAGTCCATCAGCCGCTTCAGGCACAAATAGCACCGTCATCGTGCCAGCGTCATCGTTGTAGGTGATGCGCTCAGGTAGCACATTGGTATTGCGTAGCGTCTGGATTGCGCGAATGTTGCCGGGATCGGTCGCCAGTACCAAATCGCCAAGGTCTGACCACTGGTCATCATCGTGCCAAAATACGTGATGATACCTGTTGGCGAACGTTAGTTCGATAGATTGGTATGGCTGGTTAGC